TCAATCCCTTTTTAGATTAGATAATGGATTGAGTGCTACCGCACTTTCTAAGTGAGATGGGGCGAAATGAGCGTAACGCATAGTCATTTCAACAGTGGAATGCCCTAGTATTTCTTTTAGCACAAGGATATTACCCCCGTTCATCATAAAATGACTGGCGAAAGTGTGGCGTAAAACGTGGGTAGATTGCCCCTTGGGTAAGTCAATGTTGGCACGCTCCACCGCATTTTCGAATGCTTCATAAGCGTCATCAAATAAACGCCCGCGTTTTTTAGGCAACATATCATAAAGCTCTTTACTAATTGGGATTGTGCGATTTTTCTTAGATTTTGTGTTGGTATAAGTAATTTTATAAGGCATTATTTGCGATTGGGTAAGCTGTTCTGCTTCGCTCCACCTTGCCCCCGTTGCAAGGCAAATTCGCACTATTAGCCCTAAATCTTTATTGCGGGAATTATCGCATTCAATCAATAACCGCTCGATCTCATCGCTATACAAAAAAGCAAGTTCCGTTTCAGCCTCTTTGAATAAGCGTACACCCTCCAACGGATTTCCCGCTTTCCATTTTCCTAGATTACGCATTTCATTAAAAACGGCACGCAGATAGGCGTGTTCACGGTTTACCGTTGCTTCTTTCGGTGGGCGTTTTGGGTTTTTAGAAAATTTCCCCGCAAGACGTTGTTTGCGATATTCCGCAAAAGTTTCTTTGCTTAGTGCGTTGGCTTTTAAATCGCCTAAGTTTGTGGCAAGGTTAAGTAATTTATTTAAACGATTTTCACCGTCTGATAAAGTTTGCCCGTGTAGCTCATACCATTCTTTAATTAACTCTTTCAGCGTTGGGCTATCATCGTCTGACGTTACCAACTCAATATCTTCTAGCTCATCATTTTTTGTGCTATGCTGATTTTGATAGCGTAACGCTTCGCCCTTGGTTAAAAACCATTTGCGAATGCGTTTGCCGTTTTGATAAAAGTCAGCGAGCCACTTGCCGCCTTTGCTAGGATCTTTTCGTACTGACATTTATTATTTAAAAGTTTTTGCTAATTCCACAAAATCATCACGCTCATATTTTTCATTGTTGTATTTTATCAATGTTCTAATCGCTGTTATTCTAATATCAACACGTTCATTATTGGCTGTATTAATACCCGTTAAAGCATAAGGATTTCCACTATCTGCATACCCAAGAATACCATCGCATAATAATTCAAATTTCATATGATTAGCTGGCTGATTAAGATCAAAGTAATCACCAAAAATAGAAAAATTCAAAAGCACAGGAGAGAATGAAGCAATTTTGAGTTTCTCATCTCTTTCTTGGCTATCAAGCTCTTGTATATAACTAATATAATCTGTTCTTGGCTCATCAACCATTTCACAGAAATCATCAAATCCGATAGCTTCCTCCAAAACTTCATCAAAATCATCATAACGTTTACTTTTATAAGTAAACTTTGTTTCTATATCTTCAACATCAATAATTAATTCGTTATTTTGACTATCTATACATAACAATTTATCCCACCCAGTTTGAGAAACCATCAATTCTGTCACGGTATAATCCTCAATTTTTGGTGTTTCAGGAGCTTTAAATGAAACTATTATTTTCCCTTTCCATAAAGAAAAATAGCCTTTTTCATTCAGTTTAAAACGTTTATTGATAAGTTCTTCTCTTGTCAAAACTTTTTTTATATCTTTATTCTTATTAGGATTTTTCTTCTCTTCCCTATATGCAAAAATAGAAATGATAGCCCAACCAATAGCAACATAAATAATATAACTATTTGCCGTTTCTGACGAACTAAAAAGGCTTATCCCCAAATAAATAAGGATATTAGCAATAACCCACCCAGATAAATATCGAAGAGCAAGTTTCATCACATCATCTCCATTTTCAAAATCACTTTACCCACGATGTCAATATCATTGACATCACACTCAAAAGAAAACTTCCCGCCGTCCACTCTAATTTTGCCTGCTGGTAGCACAGTGATGTAACGGATTAGGTAGGAATTTTCCACGATAACGAAGTACTCCCCGTCAGTTAAGTTACCAACCTCTTTTGTAGCGAAATAAGTCAAATTATTTTCCACAATGGCAAAAACATTGTCGTAAGCTTCGCGGCTTTCTAAATTTGGTAACAGATTGATAAATAAAGGCGTTGTGCCTTTTATGAAAGATTTTCCATTTTCAAGTAAGATTGTATGAAAATATTTCAAGTCGCTCATTTCATCAAAAATAGGCTCTTCACCATATGCCACAAAATCTAATCTTGCACCAGTTTCTTTAACGCAACGTATTACAAGTTCAGCAGGAAAAAAACCGCGTTTAGCCCAAGTTCCAAAGGTACTATGTGGCATTCCTAAATGCTCTGCTAACAGCTTTCTATTTGCAAAACCATAAGCAACCATTATCCGAGAAATTACTTCTTTCCCACCTATTAATTCTTTTTTAGGCATCATTTGACCTTAAATTTTATATTGACAAGGTCAAATGACCCAGTTTATATTTAATGGGTCAAATGACTTAAATTCAATATTTACCAATATTTACCAATATTTACTAAACAGAGAGGTTACCCTATGGAAGCTCAAAATTCAATTTGTATAAATATACAGTTACACACAGCCCCCTATGTAACAGTAAAGGAATACGCTCGTTTAACAGGGGCTTCTGTCGATAAGGTGCGAAAAATGGTGATTGAAGGTAATTTGCCAATTCGACCAAAGAAAAAGCTAAGAGATACCGTGTTTATCAATATGGTGGCGATTGCAAAAGAAGCATCAGCACAGCAATAAAAACCGCACTCATCAAAGTGCGGTGGGATTTTAAAGAAAATTTATAAGGTGGAGAAAATGGAAAAATTAAATCAACGTGAAATTCATATTAAATTAGAAGCATCAAGCTACAACCTGACAACATTAACCGTCATTAATCAAAAAACTGGTGATGAGCTTTCCGAAGTAAGAAAAGCCATTGAGGAAGTTAAGCAAGCGATTAATCCTGCCCCTTATCAACCAACAATTCAGCCAAATAGCGTTCAAAAACACCAGCCAATTCGGGAGACGTTTCGGCTATTGTGTCGCTTGCGTGAACAGTCTCTTGCTCAAAAACGTCAAGAAAATCATCAATCGTTGGAGAACGAACCAACGCCCGCACCAGTGAGCGATTCAGCGTTTCCAAAAATGCCACTTTCATCTCAAGCTCGTTTAGACGTTCTTGCTGTGCTTGATCGTTTTGCTTTTGGGGAACAGACATATGATGACCTCTTTAAGTTAAGTTGTGAGTTAGTTGAAATTTATACGCAAGGATACAGTAAAAATAGCCTGTAATACAAGGTGAGAAAAAATGCTTTATATCAATGAACACGAATCACTGGCAGAAAAATACTGCCAATTACATCATATTGAGCCACCCAAAGTGAAAAGTTGGAAAGATTGTTTGCAGTTTTTAGATAAAAGCCGTTATGCCGTGGAGCGAGCTTTTAATTCCCTTTCTCGTTTTCAGCGTGCATTACTGACTACGGTCGCCAACATTGACGCATTACAAGATTTTCAACGGCAAGAAAGCCCCGTGAGTGGTGAAAAATTACATCACTATTCCGTAACAGGACAATTAAAAATCGCTAAAGGATTGAAATTACTAAGAACAATTAGTAATGCCTTTCCTAAAGGGATTCGCTTTTCCGACTTTTGCCATACCGAGCAGAAAAAGGAGAACAATAATGGCTCAAATTAATCCGATTATTTGTGGGCAATATGCTAATCACCGCTATCGCCAATATTTGAAATGGCGTAATAAATGGCTTCAAGCCGTTAACGAGGGCAATCAACAGCAAGCCGATTTTTATCATCAGCAGCTTATTTGTGCTGCTGATGAACGCATTCAATTTTCTAAACTCGCAAACCAAGCTAGAGGAATGAAGCAATGACAATCCAACATCAACACATTATCGAACTTTCCAATCGTTATCAACTTTGTGTCAATGATAACGGGTTTATTCTTTATCAGCTCACACTCAATAATGAGGGCGTGTGGAAACGGTCAAAAGGGCAAGTTTGCCGTAACTTTGAAGCGGTGGTTGAAACCCTTGAGCATTGCGAGTTAAACAATGAAGACGTAAATAGTTTGCGTGATTGTGCAAGCACGTTACAAGCCATTTTAGGCGAAGTTAAAGAAATCAAAGCGTTATCAGTTAGTCAATAATCCATTTTCAGGGCGGTTGTGATGTCATTACTTCCTTCTAGCAATTCCACAGCAGCAAGCCCTGAACCTTTCTTTCAGGTGTCGCCACCTATTCCCTATAAACCGCAACGCGATCCCGATGAACAACTCACCACGGCACAGTTGGAACTGTTTGAAACCGTGCCAGAAGATTATGAATTTGTCGAAGCCTTTTTAAAACAATTCCCCCGAGCAAGGTTGCGTGAGCATTTTCGCCATTTGTATTTGCGAGAATATCGCAGCGTGAAAGATGATGGGTCGATTGCCTTTGCTTGTGGCAATAAGCAACGTTATCACGCCAATACTTGGCTGCGTGCTTTGGGCGGGCGGTTGGAGTTGGTGTTTGGCCAATACCCTATTCACCTTGAGGGGTTGCTTGCCTTTCAGGGGAAAAACCCGAAATGGTTAGAAGATTTGCTGTTTGATCTCAAGGTAAGTGCAGCAAACGAGAAATACAAAAAAGCCTTTGAAGCAGACTATGACAGCGAGAAAACTGCTCAAAACTATGCCCGCTGGTATGCTCAACAACGCAATAAAGCCAGTGTGCCATTTTATTTGCTCACCGAAACCAAGTTAAAAGCCCTTGCCGACCAGTTAGCCCGTGCCTTTAGCCAACATCATTATGACTATGTGCAACGCATTGCGAAACAGCACCAAGGCGAGCCATTAAGTACGGTGGAAATTCAGCAACATTTTTTTAAGCTCTACCAACAATGCGGCGAACTTTGCGAAAAAATCGGCTTCCCGATGAACCATTGGGAAAGCCACAAAAACGCTAAGAAATTGAAAGGGGAAATTGTCGATGCCGCTCTTTGCCGTATGGCGTGTGAAAAATATTGGTTTAAACGTATGCGAACCACACAAAAGCAAATGGTAGAACATATCGCCATTGCGTGCGGTGGCGTGCGTCGTGGGTTGGCTCAATATATTTCTAACGAGGGCTTCAAAGAGTGGACGTATCAAATCAAGAAAAATCACGATTTTTTGAAGCAAATGATCGTAGAAAATATTGACGACCCCGCCGAGCAAGCCGAGCTGTTCGATATGTATTTCAAAAGTTCCAGCAATCCCGCGTTACGTCGTAAAGAGCTAATGAACCGTTTACGCGGCATTGAAGAGTGGGCGGAGGAAAAAGGGCATATGGCGTTATTTTTAACCTTAACCGCCCCGAGCAAATACCATTCATACCACGAAAACGGAAAGGAAAATAAAAAATATAACGGAGCAACACCAAAGACAACGCAGAGCTATTTGAATAAGGTATGGAAACGCTTCCGTGCCTTACTCAAAAAGCGTCGCATTGCCTTTTATGGTATGCGTGTCGCCGAGCCACACCACGACGGCACGCCGCACTGGCATTTGTTGCTTTATATCCAACCGAAGCATAAAGACGAAGTGATCCGCCTGTTTCGCTTGAAAGCCCTTGAGGAAGATGGCGACGAGCGAGGGGCAGACGAACACCGCTGTAAAGTGGAAGAATGCGATCCCGCGAAAGGTACACCAACGGGCTATATTGCCAAATACATTTCAAAAAATATCAACGGCTTTGCCCTTGATGATGAATATTCAGACGAAGATCCAGAAATGCGATTAAAAGACAATGCCGCCCGAGCAAGAGCCTGGGCGAGCCTTTCGGGCATTCGTCAATTCCAATTCTACGGCGATAAATTCGTTACGTTATGGCGTGAGTTACGTCGCCTTGCGAGCCAAGTAACGAAAGAAGAACGCAACCAAAAAGCCCAAGGTTACAGCAATCAGTTAAGCCTTGAGTTATCCCACTCACAAGCAAAGCCTTATCCGAAAGCGTGGCAATTTGACGATCGCACCCTTGCTCGTGCGGTAACTTGTGCCGACGTGGGCGATTATGCGGCGTTTGTAGATTGCTTAACGCCAAACGGTTTTTTAAGTGAGCGGAAAGATAACCCGCTCAAAATGCACTATGAAACCAGCGAGCCGAATAAATACAATGAAACACGGAAAATAATTAAGGGGGTGAAAAATGCCTTTTCCTTGGCTGAACCTATTTTAACCCGTCTTAAAAAATGGGTGATTAAGAAAGGTGATCCAAATCGCCACACCAAACCCCACGAGCGAAGCGAGGCTAACTTAGGCGGGCTTGCCCGCCCTTGGACTTGTGTCAGTAACTGTAACCTTAAAGAGCGGTCAAATTTAGAGCAAAAAATAAGGGAAGCAGTGAGACCGATAGCCAAGCCGCTCAATGATCACCAGATAGAACAATTATTGATAGGTAAAAGGCTAATTTTGAATAGGAAATATTCGATACAAATTATCAATAATGATGTCGTTATCAACGAAAGCAAGCAACCCGTGCAGACGGTATTGTCTGACGCAAGCGGCATTTTGCAAAAAATCTGGAAGCTCTTTTCTTGATATTAATTAAATTCACAAAAAGGAATGCAATTATGAATAAATCTAATACAAAGAAGCAAGATAAAGACCTATGGGCTACGCCTTGGTGGGTGTTTTGGTTTGCAGAAGCCTACTTCGGGATCAAATTTGATCTTGATGTGTGTGCAATGGCACATAATAAAAAAGTGAAAAAATACATCAGCCCAGAACAAAACACCCTACTTACAGACTGGAACGGGCGTTTTTGTTGGTGCAACCCGCCCTACTCTAACCCGTTGCCGTTTGTAATGCGGGCTATTCAGCAATCCGTACTACACAACAAAACCGTAGTAATGCTGCTCAATGTGGATAATTCGACGAAATGGTTTAATCAATGTGTGCGTAATGCTAAAGAGATTGTTTACATCACGGATCGGCGTATTCCTTTTATTAATAACGAAACGGGCGAAGAAACCGATCAAAATAATAAAGGGCAAATGCTGGTTTTATTTGCCCCGAATAACGGCTTAGATTGTTTGAAAACAAGCTATGTTTCAATGCTAAAAATGCGAGAAATTGGCAATCAATGGGGGCGTGAAAATGGTTTATCAGCCTTTTAGTCATATACCCGTAAATCGTAATGCATTGCCTTATGATTTACCTTATCAACCTAAAAATGAGGATAAAAAAATGAATAATATCAATATCACACCTATTATTGATTGGTTTAAAACTGCTATACCACAGCCTACAGATAAAAATAGAGCTGTACAAATTGGAGTACATTTTGAAGAAGTAGCAGAAATGACTACTGCTATTTATAAAGATGGCTTACAAAATCCATCTATTATTTTAGACTCTCGTAAATCATTCAGTGAATTATCAGAACATTTTAAACAAGATTGGCTGGTTAAAAATAATTCATTTACTAATAAACAGAAAAAAGAACTATTAGATTCACTGTGCGATCAAATAGTTACTGCAATTGGCGTAGCCCATATGTTAGGAATGGATATTCAAGGGGCATTAAATGAAGTTAATCGCTCTAATTGGTCAAAATTTGAAAATGGTAAACCAGTTTTTAATGAGCAAGGAAAGATCGCAAAAGGGAAAAACTACTTTAAACCTAATCTAAGTAATTTTATAAATAAAGGTGTATTATGAAAGAGCATTTCACTAAATTATTAAACCTAGTAATAGCCATACCTAATCTATTATTATTAATTTCGTTCCATATAATACTTTTCTACAAAATCCCTATGGATTTATTAATGGGAGATAAGTTAGATTTTTTCAAATGGTTTATCGCTTATAAACATTGGTGGCGTGTGTTATTAAATGATTTTGGGTTAATTAGTAAAGAGGCATTGCAAGAAACGCAGGAGGCCTTTGATAATCTATTGGAAGATTAATCAACCATAATTAATGAGGGTGAAAATATGCTTAAGAAACTGAAATATTTTTTATTCGGGCTATGGTATCCCGTTTCTTATGAAAATTATCGGGATATTAGTTACAGCAAGATAGGAGCAGAAAGCCATAGAATTTATTGGATTAATTTAAAAACGGGTAAACACAAAACAACCTACTATTTTAATAAAGGGTTTATGTCAGATTATCGTTTTAATATTATGCAAAATATTTATAAAAAGAATTATATTATTAGGGAAAAGAAATAATGTATAAGATTAAAAATATCATTAAATTTATAGTGACTATATTAAAATTTATTTTTGGTGTGTTACTTTTATTATGTACTATTTATCTAGCTATGAAATATGAAAATAGTTTACAAGTAATTCCTATCAGAGAATGCAGCCCTTTCTCTTTTTGTGATTATAGAAAATAAAATCAGTACGACGCTCATAAAAAAACAAAACCGCTTAAGCGGTTTTATTTTTGTAAGTGCGGTAAATTTCACAAAGGGCTTTTATTCCTTGCGGACGTGAATTGCCAAGTTCGGCAAGAATTTCATCAAATTCATTGGCTAGGTCTGTTGGCATTTGTAGCATAATTCGGCGAACTTTCCCTTCTTCAAGGGCTTTTTTGGTGTGGGCGGCTGCGGTTTTGGCTCTTAATTTTTTGCTGTGTTCTGTCATTGCGTTTGCCATAAGTCTTCCTCTATTACATCAAAACTTGATTTTTATCTGAATATTCATTAAGATTGGAGTCATCGGGAGGGTGCGACCTCCCGATGGATTATCTTAGAACGCTGGCATAGCCACCATTAGCAAGATAATTAGGATAATCACTTTGACTAGCATATCCTAAACTCCATTTTAGCCCCACTCTGAACAGCGTGGGGTTTGCTGTATCTAGCCCTTGCTAGATGTTTTGCATTATACTATATAAAATAATAAACGCAAGTATTTTTTCATTTTTTCCTCAACAAAAAAGCCGCTTTCGCGGCTTTATTATCGTTATAATGCTCGTTTTATTTTTTCTTTATCTTGTTCTGATATCAAACCCAAAATATGTGTTAATAAACTATCTTTAATTAACAAACTCGTTTTAGTTGTATGGCTGAACTCTTGATTAAAAACAAAATGATGGTTGCATTCGGGATTACAGCAAGAACAATACAATTTATTAAAATTTTCATTCAAATGTTCTGTTTTTTCAATTCTTGCCTTTGATTTACATACATTGCAATAAATTCTCGGATTCCTTGCCATTTTCAAATCCCCCTATCTACCAATTAATGTTATTACTATATCAAATCACTGTGCATTTATACAGATTGAAAATGAAAAATTATTCCACTTTTTTTGCGTCTAAGAACTTGACTTTTAACACATTTCCAATCTCGGGATCGCTATTAATCGCTTGGCTAATAATGGACTGCATTGGCAACACTTCATCTTGTCGATAAGTATCACGTAATTTGATCGGGTCGCCCAATCCGCCTGCATTACTTGGGATAATTCCCCCTAAGCCGGGTGGGAATCGGTGAGCGGTTAAAATATCCTGGGCGGATATGTTTTTGATGTTAGCAAATTCATCTTTAGTGCCAGTATCGCCAATTGGAATAATTTTCACACCATCGGGCGAACCATTGGGAATATTGATAAACATACTTTTAAAATTCCCCACTCCGCGGCTTTGCTCAATTTTTTTCGCTAGCTCTTCTTCCATTTCCTCGTTGAGATCGGGATCGGTCGCATACAAAATAAAGCCCATATGAGCCCCATTGCTAAAATAACGGCGGCGGAATATGGTTGCATCTGAATTGAGCAAAGCGGATTGAATCCCGCCCACATAATCGGGTGAGCCGTAAACTTGTTGCATTGGGTCATAGAGCTTAATAAAAATGATGTCTTTCGCCTCAAATTGATACACTTCGTTATCTTCATTCAGCAAGGATTTACGCAGTAAATAGGTATAGCCGCCGTCTTTACGCACACGCAAATAAAGGGAAGATAACACGTGCAACCGTACCACTTGCCCAAAGCCATTGCGGATTTTGAGCAAGCCCACGTCGCCAAACTGAATGAGATTTAAACATAACGCCCGCATATCCATTTTTGACAATGCCCCGCCCGTATAATCACTACTGATCATATTGGCACGGCTATTTAAAATGCCGCAATGTTGGGCGTTTTGGTGTGGTAACTTTGCCAACACTTGGCGATTAATCGGCGGAAGATAACAGTGGTATGTGTTATCAAAGCCTAAGCCCATATAATCCAAGGCTGGTGCACCCGTTAGGCTATTTTTATCTAGTTCATCATAATTGAATGATTTAACTTGAACAGATTTATATTTTGAAAGTGCGGTCTTTTTTTTCGTCATTTTTTACATTCTCCAAACGCTGCGGCGTTTTTTGTTTTCATTAAGAGGTTTGTGATCAACGGCATTACAAATCGCCCAAAACACATCAGCGTGCTGGTTTTGGCTAGTGCGGTCAGCGATATAAGTCATTTGCCCACCGCTTCGGGTGGTGGTCTGTTTAATCATTAAGAAACTGGCTGGAATATCCGTTTCTTGCTCCGACCATTCGATCAAGCCGTTTTCAACTAAATCATAGACTTTCAACACCATTGAGGCTTTCACCTCTGGGCTATAATTAATCGCGGTGGTTGCACGTGGGGCGAAATCTTTCACCATTTCATACACCCCCACACCTACGCCCGTGGCATCAATGCCGATATGGGTAAAATGGTATTTTTCAGCCAGTTCTTTAATTTGTTCTGATTGATACTTATAGCTTAAGCCGTGCCATTGGTGGCGTTCTAATATGCGGAATTTTTCTTTTGGCAGAATAGGCGGAGCTATCACGACAAAACTCGCTCCATCCACACTGTGAGCGGGATCATACCCGCCCCATACTTCACGCCCTCCGATCGGGTTCGGATCGTTAAAATTAACGTCTTTCCATTTGTGCGTTTCTACCGCACATTTGAGCAATTTCCCAATATTGAAAATGGAATCGGCATCATCAACCCACTTACACATAAAGAGCTGTTCAAAGGCGGCTTTGCTATATTTTTGGCGTAGAGCGTCAATATCAAATAGCACGCCTGCCCCGCCTGCAATGGCATCTTCAATAGTGATGACATAACGCCATTGCCCATCAGGGCAAACGCAGCCGCCTTTTCGCATTGCTTCAAAAGTGGGGAAAACAACTTCTTTACGTTCAGCCGATCCTTGTTTCCAAAGCTCACCACTCCAGAACTTATAAGCTCCGTGAAATTTTGAAGAAGGGGTAGTAAAATAGGTTTCACGCCATTTTTTGTGCGTTGCCATTGCCGAAGATACGGTATTAAACTCTTCAAAATTGCGTAACCACGCGTATTCATCGCCGTAAACGTGTCCGTGATAACCTTGTGCCGTCGATTTATTAGTGGATAAAAAATGCAGCTCCGCCCCATTGCTCAAAATAATCGGATTGCCTTTAAGTTCTACCTCAAAGTATTCTTTCGCCATTTTGATGATGTAGGTTTTAAAGATTTCCGCTTGGCGTTTGGAGGCAGATAAAAAGAGTTGGTTATCCCCTGTTAAAATGGCATCTTCTAAGGCTTCAAAAGCAAAATAGTAGGTCATACCCACTTGGCGAGATTTTAGAATATTGCGGACTTTGTGATGCTTGTTGTCGCGACAAGTGAGCTGATAACTAAAAAGCGTATCAAGAAACGGCTGAAACATTTCGGGCGTAATGTGCGAAACGTCATTTTTCGCTTTTTTCGGCTTTTTCTTGCGATCTTCTGTTTCGGAAAAATGGGCTTCAGATAACACCGCACTTTGATTTTCCGCAATCGGCTTTTGTTTTTGTGTTGCCCGTTGCTTTTTATATTGCAGATCCTTATCAATCAAGGCTTCTAATTCCTTGATTTCTTGCTCTGTTTTGCCCTCTCTTTCCGTGAGCGTGATAATCCGCAAGGCAATCAATTCTTCTATGCCTTGTTCGTTGATTAAATTTCGCCAGTTGTATTTTTCCGCCCAATAATAAATCGGGCGGGCAGAATTTAGCCCCAGTTCTTGAGCGATTTCGGCGGGTGTCCATTTTTTCAAATATAAATGTCTTGCCCCGTAAATCACTTCATCAGAATAACGTTGGGATTTTCGCTTGCGTAATGTTTTGATCGTATCCATACCGCTATTTTTCGCCATTTCAACGGAAAAAATAGCGACAGAATTCGGATATGTTCGGATATGGCTTGTTTTGCGGTATATCCGAACATATCCGAATTTTACACCGTGATTTTTTGCCAAAGATGGGAAAGAATGCCCGAAGTAATGATTGAAACCTTGCAACAAAAAGGCAGAAAAAATGAAGAACGAAAGCAAAATCAAAACAGGGTTTATTTGTGTGGCGACATCGGGTTATTCCGTTGATGGTCGTCAGATTACTGCCGCCGAATTGCACGAAATGGCAGAAAGCTATGATCCTGAATTGTACACTGCGAATTTATGGCTAGAACATCGCCGCTTTATGAGTTTCGGGCAAGTGCTAGAACTCAAAGCTGAAGATCAACCTAACGGCGAAACCAAACTTTATGCCGTAATCGCCCCAAATCAACATCTTGTTAGTCTCAATGCTGAAGGGCAAGGCTTATTTTCTAGCGTTGAAATTATGCCGAATTTCCGAAATACGGGAAAAGCCTATTTATTCGGTTTAGGGGTAACGAATTACCCAGCTTCCGCAGGAACAACAAAACTTGATTTTTTCAATGTAAATCAAAATGGTAGCGAATTTGGCGAATTTGTAAGAATTGATTTTGCTATTCCCACAGAAAACGAAGAAGAAAAAATTAAGCGCGGGTTTCTTGGGGCGTTAAAGGAATTTTTTGTAAAACCAGCTCAAACCAATGAGCAAACTCAATCCGATAATAACAATAACAAAGAGGAAAACCTTATGACCGATGAACAACTTGCCAAATTTGGTGCTGTGATCGCTACCGCTGTGGCTTCCGCTTTTAGTGCCAAGCAAGAGCCTGAAAAGCCCGCAGAGCCAAAGGCAGAGCAACCCAAAGAAGCCCCTGCTGCGGAAAATCAAGGCGTAACCAAAGAAGAATTTAACCAACTTTTAACTTCTTTCCAAACCCTTGAGCAAAAATTTAATGCGTTAAGCCAAGAAGCAACGCCCGTGCCAAACGGCGTGCCAGTAGAAGGCAAACAAAACGTGTATTCCGTAAATGGCTATAACATTGATTTAAGTAAAGGATTTTAATAATGAATCGTCAAGCATATTACGCCCTTGCGGCGGCATTATCCGCACATTTTAATGTGCCAATGGACGCGGTTTTACGCGGTGAAAGTTTTTCACTGAAAGCCCCTGAAGCTGCCTTATTAGGATCAAATATTCAGCAACGTTCTGAATTTTTGAAACAGATCAATATGGTGCAAGTGGCTACCTTGAAAGGTAACAAACTCTTTGGAGCAACTGAAAAAGGGGTAACAGGTCGTAAAACAAACGGACGCAACCTTGCTTCACTGGATCACACACAAAACAGCTTTGAATTAGCGGAAACCGATAGCGGTATTCTCATTCCTTGGGCGTTATTTGATTCTTTTGCATTGTTCAAAGATCGCCTTGTTGAGCTTTATAGCGAATATTTCCAAAATCAAGTGGCATTAGATATTTTGCAAATTGGTTGGAATGGTCAAAGTGTGGCAGCAAATACCACAAAATCAGATTTATCTGATGTAAATAAAGGTTGGTTAAAGCTGCTTGCGGAACAAAAAGCCGCTAACTTTATGACAGAAGCAGAGGCTTCAAGTGGAAAAATCACGATTTTTGGCGAAGGTTCCTATTACGCTAACCTTGATGAATTAGCCTTCGATTTACGCCAAGGCTTAGACTATCGCCACCAAAACCGAAACGACTTAGTGTTCTTGGTGGGGGCGGATTTAGTCAGCAAAGAAACCAAACTCATCCAGAAACAACACGGCTTAACCCCAACAGAAAAAGCCGTTTTAGGCTCGCATAATTTAATGGGTAGCTTTGGCGGTATGAATGCCATCACTCCGCCTAACTTCCCTGCTCGTGGTGCGGTGGTAACGGCATTAAGTAATTTGAGTGTGTACACCGAAGCGGAAAGCGTACGCCGTGCATTGCGTAGTGATGAAGATCGTAAAGGGGTGATTACCTCTTACTATCGCCAAGAAGGCTATGTGGTTGAGGATTTAGGCTTAATGACCGCAATCGATCACACTAAAGTCAAATTTGCAGGTGAAAGCTAAGGGGTAAAAAATGGGAATGCGTGAATTTCAAAAACGAATGGAAAAACTGACCGCACTTGAAAATCCAGAGGCGGCAAAAGTGGCTGATGTGGTTTCGCACAGTCAGCAAGAGGTGATTGATATTGCCTTAAAAAATGACGTTGAGAAAATTCGCTCACTCTCTAGCCTTGCAGACCGTGCAGAATACAAACGCAATCACTTTTTTCCAAAGTGGTTGCCGTTGGTTGAAGAATATTTTGCCAAAGGAGAAATTTATCAAAATGACGTTATTGCCTATTGCATTATCTATTCTTTTGATGTTGGCGATTTGGGCAGTGCTACACGATTGGCGAGAATGGCTATTGCCCAAAACCAAGCAATGCCAGCCAATTTTCGCAGTACCTTGCCGACCTTTGTGGCTGACCAAGTGTTGGCGTGGGCTGAAAGAATGGCTCACCAAGGTCAAAGTGTGGAGCCTTATTTTTCTGACACATTTGAAGCGGTGGCGACAGCGTGGAAACTCCACGAAATCGTAACGGCGAAATGGTACAAATTCGCCGCAACGCTCTTTTTACGCAACGCACAAGGCGAAGTTCACGCGGCTAGCGTTGCAGACATTGAAAGCCTTGAAATGGCGTTATTTTTGGCACAAAAAGCCAATGAATACAACCATAAAGCGGGCGTAAATTCAATGATTGACCGCATTATTATGCGACTTAAAAAACTCCACCAAAGTGCGGATCTTAACTTGGTTATTCGCCATCTTACTGTAGAAGACGCAATAGAAAAGTTACGATCCCGCACTTCTTTAGCAACTCCAGCCCTAGCCGACAAGGAGCAAGCCGATGTTTAACGGGGTGGCGATTGAATATGATGATAGCGTTATCAGTTCTAATGGCTTTTGGGGCGATATTGAAGTGAGCGAATTTCAAAAACAACGTGCTATCCCCGTTCAAGTGCCAATCGAAATGATTAAGGCTTCACTGATTCAGGCAATGCAAGAAGTTGAATTGGAGCTTGAGGAAGTGGCACAGCATTATCAATCCAAGGGCATTTTGCACGTTCGCGAGATTACCACCGTACAAATTGGCGGGGAAAACTTCGCTCAAACGCAATATAAAAAAGCGGTATTCGCCCGTGCCAAAGCGGATTTATTACCCGAGTTCCTCACGCTATCCGCAAGGGAAATCCACGAGGGGCGGGAGCTGGTACAAGCACAAAAAAGCCTGTTGGCTGAATCCTCTTTCGCAATTCGTCGCTTGAAAGGGAAAAAACGGGGGAAGGTATGGCTACTTTAATGCTGTATCAGCAATTAACGGAATTTTTAAAAAAGCAACTGCCCGAAAGTTATCGGAAGAACCTTTATTCTTGGATTGAAAAAGGGTCATTGATTAATCAAGGTGGCGATATTACCCCAACAGGAATTGAGGTTGCTCATATTCGCTATTCAGCTACGTTGCTTTTTAATGAGTTTCCTTATCGTAAATTATCCGCCTCGTTGGTTATGGCTCAAATTCAAACGTGGCTTAATGAACACGATGAATTACGTTGCCAATTAGATTTTGCGGATTGTGATTTTAGCTTAGATATTTATGACGATGACACGGCAGATTTAACCTTTGATATTGAATTTCAAGAGCCAATTACCGCCGTTATTGATCCAAAAGGCACGTTAGAAATTGACGGTCAGCGGTACAAACTTGATGACATTGAAATTATTACCGCAGAAAAAATAGAGCTAATTATTAATGAATGACATTATTTTGAAATTATCAAAAGAAAGTTTAAAACGCTTCCGCCGTGATATGCGGTTACTAACTCTTTCCCCCGATAAGAAGAAACAAGTTATTCAGCGTACAGCTTGGCGAATTAAAGATAACGCGAAAAAAGCCGTTAATCAACAGCGAAGCCCTGATGGTAAACCGTGGGAAAAGCGAAGAGTTGGCAAAGGGAAAATGCTTAAACGCCGTGCAAAATTTTTGAATACAAAAATACAAGGCAATAACACGGGCGTATTAGGCTATAAAAATAAAAAAAGTTCGGAGTTATCCGCAGAACATCAATACGGCTTAGAAGTTGAGTTAGCGAAAAATCAAAAATTGACGTTAGGCGACAAAATTCAACTTATCAAAAATAAAAATAATCCTTGCTCTGATAGCCAAGCTAAAAAATTAAAAGATTTAGGCTACCAAATTAGGCTTAAAGGTGGGCGAAGAAAAAATGCCAGTTTACGGGAAATCAAAGCACGCTTAACAATGGGGCAAGCTGGGCTAATTATCCGCCTAATGAGTAAAGCATTAAATCAAAATAAGCAAAATGCGGTAAATGGAAAAATAAAACTACCTGCACGCCCATTTTTAGATGAAAACACGCAGCACAATGCTGAAATAATGGCTGCCGAATTAGCTAAAGTTTTGACACTAAAATAACAACAATAACAAGAGGTCAATCACTATGTACCCTTATGTACGAATTAACGCCCTTAATCAATTAAGTGGCCCGACAAAAGAAATTGAACGCCACGCCCTATTTGTTGGCGTGGGTGAAACCAATAAAGAGAAATTGATTGCGATCACCCCTGACAGTGATTTAGACAAGGTTTTTGGCACAACTGAAACCGAGCTAAAAAAACAGGTGCATACCGCGATGGTCAATGCCAATTCGGATTGGTACGCCCACGTGTATATTGCTGATGAAAGCGGTTATGACTTTGTCGAGTGCGTGAAAGCGGCTCAAAGTGTGGCAAGTTTTGAATTTTGCGTCAATACCTACACCACGGGCATTGATAAAAGCAAAATCAACGCGTTGCAAACCTTATATAAAGAATTGCTTAATTCCCTTTCTCGTCGCACCTTTTTTATTCAGTCAATCGGCGGAATTAACGCTGATCCAAGCGAGGGAGAAACGTGGGACGAATATGTTGCAAAACTCGTTACCCTACAACAAGAGATCGTAGCCGAACACGTTATGCTTGTGCCTAATTTAATGGGCAATGATGTTGGTGCGTTGGCTGGACGTTTAGCCAATTCTGCCGTTTCCGTCGCAGATAGCCCCGCTCGCGTTAAAACAGGGGCGTTGGTGAATATTGGTGATAACAAACCGAAAGACAAAGACGGCAATGAAATCACCATTGCACACCTAAAAAGCCTTGAGCAAGCCCGCTATTCCACGTTTATGTGGTATCCCGACTATGATGGCTACTATTGGTCTGATGGGCGAACCCTTGATGTAGAAGGTGGTGATTATCAAGCGATCGAAAATGTGCGGGTAATTGATAAAGCGGCTCGTAAAGTGCGATTACTTGCCATTGCGAAAATTGCCGATCGTTCATTTAACTCAACCTCATCAAGTACTGAGTTTCACCAAACTTATTTCGCAACCCCTTTACGCGAAATGAGTAAATCCACCCAAATTGCAGGGATCACCTTCCCTGGAGAATGTATGCCACCGAAAGAAGGCGATATCGTGATTAACTGGATGAATAAAAACGAAGTCAAGATTTATATGAAAGTGCGAACTTATGATTGCCCGAAAGGCATCGAAGTCAATATTTTCTTAGATTTAACCACCTTAGGAGATTAAGGCAATGAGTGCAAGAATTTCAGGAATGAACTTTGATATTTATATGTTAGGTCAGCCGATCCACGTGGAGGCGGTGAGCTTATCCATTTCCGACAACAGTGCAGCGGCGACAAGCCGCGGTGTGCCAGATGGTTTTGTTGATGGTGATGTATCCGCCGAAGGTGAGCTTGAAGTAGATACAAAAAACTTCGGCAAAATCAAAATGGTTGCGGCTGCCGTAGGCAGTTATCGGGATTTACCCGAAACTGATCTTGTGTTTTTTGCCAAACGAGGCAGCGAACGCCAAAAAGTGGAAGCCTTCGGCTGTAAATTACTGATTACCGATCTGTTAGATATTGATCCTAAAGGTGGTAGTAAATCCACCCGTAAAATCAAATATTTTGTAACTAGCCCCGATTTTGTTCGCATTGATGGCGTGCCGTATCTCTCTAGCTACGACACCCGCGATTTAATCGGCTAACCCTATTTGGCGACCGTTTGGCATTAACATAACAATAATAATAAACACAAGAGAAACGAGTTCGCCAATCTTTTTGAGGTGTACCAATGTTTAACGACATTATCAATTTTTTCAAAACCAATACTGCTCCGATTTCAGGATCAGTTGCCGTGGCTTTTGGCAGCTTATCGCCAAATGAAGCCGCAGCGATTGCCAGTATTGTTTTTGGTTTTTGCACTATCGCAATGAATTTTTATTTTAAACATCGTGAGCTGAAACTACGTAAACAAGAAATCGAACGGAAATATCGCAATGAAAATGAGCCAAAAAACAAACCATAAAGGATTATTAATGTGTGCGGTTTTCGCTGTGCTTGCCCTTGTTGGAGCGAAATATAGCCAAGATTTACGCACCAGCCCGCAAGGTTTGCAACTGATTGCCAACGCAGAAGGCTGTGTACGCAATCCTTATCAATGCCCAAGTGATGTGCTAACGGTAGGTATCGGCACAACGGACAACGTAGAAAAAATTAAGCCGAATAAAATTTATTCCCTTGATGAGATCGCCCGCTTGTATGCCAAAGGGATTAAACAAGCAGAACAATGCGTAAACCAACACGCCAACGGGCAAGCAATGCCACAAGGGGCATTTGATGCCTTAGTAAGCATTACTTACAACGTAGGCTGCGGAAAAATGCAAAAAAGCACCCTGTTTAAGCTAGCAAAACAAGGTTATAAGCCTGCAATGTGCGATCAGTTTCCCCGCTGGGTTTATAGCAACGGGAAGCCCCTTAAAGGGCTGATTGAGCGGAGAAAAAAGGAGCGTGATTTATGTTTGGACGGTTAAATTTTGCGGATATTGGCTTGTTTGTGGTGATGTTCTTCGGTGTGCTATTTATCGCGTTTATAAGTTCCCAAAACAGTAAATTAAAGCAAGAAAACCGCCTACTTAGTCAGCAAGTCATACAACTTGAAAAGCAAGAAAAGGCGATGGTTCAGCGGTTGGAAAAATTACACGCGATGACTGAACAAGCGTCAAAAATGGCAGAAAAAAACACCGCACTTTATCAACAAAAACAAAATGCGTTAAAGGTGGCAAATGAAAAACATAAAAACTGGGCTAATCAGCCTGTGCCTGATGATGTTATTCGGTTGCTCAACGCAGCCCATTAACACGGCTCAAGTGATTATTTGCCCGATTGTAGCAAGTTGCGATCGCCCTACGCTAGCGATTAAAACCAATGGCGATTTAGTCAATGCCTTAATAGATTATCAGCACAATTTGAGCCAATGCCAATTAGCTAACCGTACATTAAAGCAGTGTATTAGGGACTACAACCAATTTTTACAACAACAATAAGAAACCAAAAGGAAAAACACAATGAAAAATGAAGCAACCCAATTACTTGAAAAATTCGGCATTAAAAATACGCTTACCGTTGAAATTAACGGCATTGAATTAACTTTTAATCGTGATGATGCCGCGTTTGACGCGTTTACGAACGAAGTCGAAAAAGACAACCGTATCACGCCGATCAAAGATTATCTGCTTGCGACAATCAGCAAGGAACACAAAGAAACCTTGTTGCAAATTATTCATTTGCCGGGTGTGGCGTTGGCGTTAAATGAAAAAGTGAGTAAAGCCTTTATCGCTGACATTGAAGTTAAAGTAAAAAACTAATTGAGAGGGTGGAACGGTTGGAGCAAAACGGCTACGCACAAGCGATCGCCTTGCGTATGCACTATTTACCGCACGCCGATAACCACCCTCAAAATTTAGCCCGTGCCTTATGGCTAGACAAAAGGCACTGGGAGAATATGGCGAACACCGTCGCAAATGGGATAAGCAAATGTTTTTAGGGTAAAAGATGGCAATTAAAGGCTTGGATTATGTAATCCATTTAACCGACAAAATGACTGGTCCGCTCAAAGGCGTAAGCAAAGGCGTTGATAATTTTGTTAGCAAAACAAAATCCGCAATGAGCAATATTGCAATGGGTGGGGCGGGGCTTTTTGCGGTGGGTAAAAGTATGCAAGCCGCCTTAATGCCCGCAATCGAGATGGATAGGGCTTTAGGTGAGATGGCTTCTCTTGGTGTGGCTGATAGTGCGATTGAGAAACTTCGCAATACAGCCACCGAATTTGCCGTGGAGTATGGCAAAGATTCCGTTGAAGTGGTGAAATCTGCCTATGGCATTAAACAAGCCTTCGGCGAACTTTCCGATCTTGAATTAAGCGGTTTAACCAAAACCACAAATGTAATGGCAGCAGCAATCAAAACCGACGCGAATAGTGCCAAAGATTACCTTTCCCGCCTTTACAGCATTTACAAAAACGAAGCAGACAGTGTGGGCAAAGTGCAATGGGCCGAAAAAGTCGCCTCACAAACTGCGATCGCTACAACCCTATTTAAATCCAGTGTTACTGATATTGAAGCGGGTTTTAAAACCGTTTCAGGCACAGCCCAAAAAATGGGCGTTTCTCTTGGTGAACAAATGGCGGTGATCGGTCAGTTAGGCGATAAAGTGGATACCACAAAAGCAGGAAAACAATTTGAAAGTTTCTTACTTGGGCTTGATTCCGCAGAGAAGAAACTTGGAATGAGCTTTCACGACAACAACGGCAAACTACTTAGCACCGACAAAATTTTACGCAAATTAAAAGCCAAGTTTGGCGATGTAACCAAACATCGGGACATTTTGAAAAAAGCCTTTGGCGGTGATGGAGCTTACAAGTTTATTGCCAATATGATCGACGAAAGCGATCGACTTGGATCAAACATTGACAAACTCGCCAACGTGAAGGGAATGGACGCAGTGAGTGCTCAAGCTCATAAGATGACGGACGTATGGGAACAGCTAGAAGCCTTAACCAAGGGGATCGCGATTTCTATTGGTTCATCACTTCAGCCCGTACTCTACCCTATCTTAAGTAAAATTGTTGGAATTGGTAAAGGCTTTTTAGAATGGCTTAATACTTATCGCAATATTGCCCGTTGGATTGGTTATTTATTCAGTGCCTTAATGGGGTTTGCCGCGGTTGGACCTGTGATTATGACCTTAAAAGGTATTTTCGGGCTTTGGTGGGGATCAATGAAAGGGGCTTGGGCAATCATTACAAAACTCGCACAAGCGACAAAACTCAATATTGTGCTTAATAAACTTTGGGCGGCGACAATGTGGGTAATTAACACTGTAATGAAAGTGATCTCCATTGGTGCACGCTTAATGTGGGCGGCGGTAACGGGCCCTATTGGTTTGGTGATTGCGGCGATTGCCTTAATTGGTTATGCCATTTATGCCAACTGGGACAAAATCAAAGCCGCTTGTTTAGCAGGCTGGGAATGGCTCACGGCACAATGGAACGCCTTTACGCAGTGGCTTTCTGAACTTTGGGGAAGTTTCAGCGGTGTGCTAGCGGAATTGTGGGATGGTATTTCTGCCGTATTTACGGATTTATGGGCGGGTATTCAAAACGGTTGGGATCAAGTGGTGGCGTTTTTCTCCAACATCAGCCCATTAGAGAGTTTTAAAAAGTTAGGGCAAGGGCTGACTGATATTTTTACGAACGCGTATAACAGCCTAAAAAATAGCCTCATCGGAATGGTGAATTGGCTGATTGAGAAGCTGAATAAATTGCCGGGCGTGAATATTGATTTAATCCCAACTGTTAGCACAGAAAGCACAAATAACTCGCTAACAAGTGCAGAAAAAATGGCGAGCTTAAGCCATTCACTGAACGCGGCAAACCTTGCCGCAAATGCAGGCAATATCGCGGTCTTGCCGTCGCTTCCTGACGCGGTGAAACCGAAAACCGAATTTAAGCAAGGCTTTTTGGCAAACAAAAACATTTCAAATCAAACCTCGCACACCGTGAATTACGGTGGAGTAAATGTGTATGCCAATGATCCAAAGGCATTTGAAAAACAAATGCAGGATAGAACCGCACTTGGAGCTGCTTAATATGGATAAGCTGTATTTTGACTTATTGATCAAAAACGAAGATTTAACCTTAGATAGCGGCGGCTTGCCGATATTATGCTACAACCAGCAATCTATCGCCCAAGATATTAAGCACGCGATTTTGGAAAGTGGCTTGGCGACGCAATTAATCGCGGAACGGAGCAAAATTTTACGCCGCGATATTATTTTGCAAATGATTTTTTTAGCTGAAGATGATGAACGGCTTATCCCTGGAACTATCACGATTGAGGAAGAAAGCCCGAACCGCTTATTTTTAACCGCAGAAACCTATGATTTTGGTTCGATCAATTTAGGAATTAACGTCAATGAGTAATGAATTTAAACAAATCCTTGTTGATTCAGGATTACCCACAGAAGAAAGCGAAATTCGCCAAGAATTTGAACGGCTCACACAGCAAGAGGGGCTAATCACTAACACTAGCCGAATGTCGCCTTTTTGGCGTTTAATCTCCGCAGTTGCTATTCAGCCTGTGAAATGGCTTACTCATCATTTAATCAGTGAAATTTTGCCGAATTTATTTGTAAAAACCGCAAAGGGAAAATGGTTACAGATTCAGGCTTGGGCGGTGGGATTGGATTTTAAAGAAGCAACCAAAGCCGAGGGGGAAATCACCTTTTACAAACAAAGCGATCTCACGCCGATCATTATTCCACAAGGCACAATCGTACAAACCGAGCGAATTAATGGGGTGATTTTTAGAGTTATCACCACGGCGGCAACGGAGATCCCCAAAGGCTCAATCAGCGGAAAAGTTCCCGTTATTGCGGAAGCTGCAGGCAGCGATTATAACCTTGCGTCAGGCTACTATCGCATTTTACCCGAACCCATTAACGGCATTGAAAGCGTACTCAATGAAGCCGAATGGTTGCTTACACCGGGATCAGATAAAGAAACCGACGAAGAGTTACGCCAACGCTATCGCACTCAGTTTTCTAGTGTGGGACAACATCATATTGATAGCGTTTATCGCGGAATGATAGCCAAAATTGCTGGGTTATCTGTGGATCGTATTTACTTTAAACACGACGCACCAAGAGGACCGGGAACAGCGAACGCCTATCTTTTATTAGATACGGGGGTAACCAGTCAGCCTTTTGTCGATCGCGTTAATCACTATGTTCGTGATGAGGGATATCACGGACACGGGGACGATTTACTTTGCTTTGCAATGCCTGAAACGCAACATCGTTTAACCTGTAAACTTTATTTTGCTCCTAGCCAAAATGTGAGCGAATTAAAACAAACTGAAATTAAAACCCAAGTAGAAAATATGATCCGCTGTGCATTCCGCGAAAATAATAATTATGCGGTAACTAAAACCTATCCGCATAGCCGCTTTTCTTGGTCGCGGTTAGGTGAAGAAATTCACGAAGCTCAACCGTTGATTTCTTCAATTATTTGGGGACAACAGGATATTTTGAGCGATCTCGCTATTCCACGCATTCAATCTTTAACCGTGAGTATAGAACAATGATAAAAATAACCTTGCCTTTTTGGTTGGATAAAGGCGAATTAAATAAAATCGCCCGACTTTTTGAAAAATGGTGGGCTTATAGTTTAAGGATGTTATCCACGCCATTTTCAATCTTTGACGAAGAAAAATGCAGTGAAACTATTTTAAATTTCATTGCGTATTCTCGTGATATTGAACGTTTCAAGGGTGAACCCTTAGCCCTTTATCGTAAGCGGGTCAAATATGCCTTTTTAAATGCCAAAGACGCAGGCAGCAAAATGGGATTTATCCGTATTTTTGACCGTTTAGGAATTGGATACGTTGAAATTGAAGAGCGTTTTGATTTAGAAAATTGGGATGTCATTAAAATTAAACTTAATGACTCACAACTTGCAAAAAATCCCGAATTATTAATGTTAATTATTCGCAAATATGGGCGAACTTGTCGCCGATATACGTTTGAAGTAATGACAAATAATAAACTCACCATTTATCACGGTGAATTTGACTGTGATTATCGTGCGTATCATTTTAAAGCCAACGTATAACAATAATAAAAATAAGAGGTGAAAAATGGCTAATTTATTAACGCCTGAATTTGAACAATATATTACAAAGCAGACCGTCAATAATGGCACAGTTATTTTTGATGAATTTATTTTTGCCAATATTCCCGCACTGAATGAGCATAATTTAACGGATTATTTAACCTTATCTGCGGTGAATGATCATATTGTTCATCGACAAGCGGTTTCAAAAGCGGGTGTAATCAATCAAAATTCGGTGGTTTATTCCGTAACCCTTGGCACTGAAATTGGCGATTGGAATTACAATTTTATTGGCTTAATCAATAAAAGCAAAAAATTGCTTGCCTGTGCTATTCAATCTGAACCCATTAAAAAAATCAAAAATAAAGCGGGCATACAAGGTAACAGCATTACACGCTCCGTCTTGTTGGAATTTAGCAATGCCAAAACTTTAACCAATATCAATGTGAATGCCCAAACGTGGCAAATTGATTTCACTCTACGCTTATCTGGGCTTGATGAAAAAATTCGCCTAACCAATCGCGATATTTACGGCCGTGCAGTGTTTTTTGATGATGGTTTTTTAGTAACCAGAAAAACAGGAAATACTTACAATATTAATGTGGGAACGGCTTATATTGAAGGGGTAAGAGCAAACATTACACAAAAAGCAGAAATTACTGCCACTAATTTACCTTGTTCCGTCTATGTTGATGTTGTTCATCACTGTACCGTAACGGGGGCTTATGAAACGGAGATCCAGTTTTTAACGCGTAGCAAAGCAGACTATCGGGATAATGCCGACCATCAGCATTATGTACAGATTATTGCAGATATTGACAGCCGAGGAAATATTACCGACAGGCGATTACTCGATGGGCGTTATATCCCCAACAGCAAAAAATCTAATGCAATTAATTCGGCAAGTAGCGACACCGTGGCGACCAGTAAGGCAGTGTATGACCTTAACGACATCAAGCTAGATAAGGTTGGTGGCGAGGCATTTTTGAAAACCATCGACTATACCAAGGCTAATGGCTATACCTACAGCGGGTTTTATCGTCCAAACGGCGCTAGACTTAATAATCTCCCACTCAATGGGTTGATGATGCACATTACCCACCCAAGCTACAGCACCAATGCTCACGCTAGGGGGATTTGCTTTAGCTATGGTAGCTCAACGGGCAATATTGCTTGGGATATATTTACGACAGCCTTTGATGCCAATGGCAATCACCTTGGTCAAAAGCGCATTATGACCGAGCTTGGTGGGACATTTACGGGTAATATTGCCGCACCAGATATAACCGCAACAGGTCTTATTAATATTGCTAACAATCGTTGGGGGCGCATCCGTGCCACCCTACCCGATGGTGGCTATTGGCAGTGGGACGTCAATCCTGCCTCAGCAACAGACCCAAGATTTAATTATGTCTATCGCTCTGCAAGTGGCGAGCAACGCTGTTTAGCATTTCCGCAGCTTACTAAAAATGAGGTTGTAGCGTATCGGGGTTGGGTCGACGAGAAAATCCAAAGCATCATTCCTGTCGGCGCGGTCGTGGCATTTCCAAGTGCGGTGCAAAATCCGCACGGATTTTTGCGATGCGATGGCTCAACTTTTGGTAGTAGCACTTATCCCGATTTATACCGTGCGTTAGGCAATAGCAACAAACTGCCTGATTTACGCCGCTCTGATGTGGGAATGACGGCGTATTTTGCCACAGATAACATTCCGGCGGGCTGGATTGCCTTTGATGAGATTGAAGCGCTGGTGAGCGAACAGGCTTATCCCGAACTGTATCGCCACCTTGTGGCGAAATATGGCAGCCTTTCCGCCGTGCCGAAAGCGAAAGACCGCTTTATTCGTAACGCGGGAGCATTGCTTGCGGTGGGTGAGGTGCAACAAGACGCCCTTCAAGACCACTTTCACTATATTCCTACCGAAGCAGGGGGCGATTATCAAGCCGAGAAAGATATCACTATCGTTATTCGCGATAGTGATACCACCAATGTGGTACCGGGTGCATTTAAGCCCGCACAAAAAGGCAGGGTGCAGGCAAACAACACGGCGGTCGCCGATGGGGCAAGGGCAAAAACCTACCTTGCTTCTACGAAGGATACGACAGAGAAAGATACGCGAACTGCGGAAGAAACTCGCCCGAAATCCCTTGTTCTCAAACTCTGCATTAAAGCACAAAACACGCTCGATGGGGTGCAGTTTTGGATTAAAGCCTTTGGCAATGTGAGCAATGCGGGTGAGCTTGAGGTGGGCCGTTTGGCTCAAGATATCCAACAAGTGCGGGCAGAAAAAGCGGACATTTCGCATACGCATACCGCAAGTGAGATAACGGATTTAAAGCTATTGATAAAAGAGTCTATTGCAAGATCAATTTCAAATAAATCCGTCATAGGTGGGTTCAAAGTGATGAAGTACCCCGATGGGACAATGATTCAGACCTATTGTTTTAATCAAAATGATATTGTGGGTACGCGAGAGAAATCCTTTATGTGGCCTGAAGCCTTCATTGATATACCATTAATTTTCGCATCACTAACCACTTCGGTTAATACCTCTCACGATTGCGGTATAAATATTCTAACTAAATCTAACAAATCACAGTGTTTTTATTATGAGTATGAACACGGAACCCTTAATCAAGGAGCGATGCGAATTCAGTTTTTGGCAATCGGTAGATGGAAAACGAGCCGCAGAAGCAGAGAGACTGTACTTGCACCAGAAGTATTAGAGGAACTGGAAAGTTATTTTAGAGAAGCTGGCTTATTAACTTAACATTAAGGGGAATTTATGACGATTTATTTTAAATCAGGCTTTTATCACGGCACAGCACCTGAAGGTGCTATAGAAATCAGCGAAGAAACCTACCGCACTTTACTTGAAGGGCAAAGTGAGGGAAAACAGATTATCCCCGATGAGCGGGGCTATCCCGTTTTGATTGAGCCACAACCAAGCCCATATCACCGATTGCAAGGGGGAAAATGGGTGATGGATGAGGCAAGACAAGGGGAACGGCTCAGCGAGCAGCGAAATCAAGTGCGGTCAAAAATTAATGCCAAACGAGATAACTGTGTTGATGGCGGCGTGTATGTGCCAGAAATCGGCAAATGGGTGGATACAGATGAAAAAGGGCGTGCCACCTTGGTAGAAATCAAAGCGGATTTTGACTTAAACGGCAAAACGGAAGAAAACGGCGAGCCACGTATTTTCACCCTGATTTGTGCGGATAACACCGCTCAACCGTTAGATTTTGGTAAATTCAAAGCGGTGTGGAACGCGGCGAAAACGCTCAAAGAAAAAATGTTTGAAAACGCCTATATGCACAAAATTTTGTTAGAACAAGCGGAAAATCCGCTTGAGTATGACTGGTCAATCGGCTGGTCGCAAACCTATGAGGAATACCAAAATGAGCAAGAAAAATCCATTTAAAACTTGGGGCTATCACGTTTTGATTGCCCTCGACCAACTTTGCAACGCCTTAACGGGCGGTGGGGCAGATGAAACCTTTTCCAGCCGTTGTTACCGCCGAGCCGTGTTAGAGAGCAAACCCAAAGCCCGCTGGCGGTTTTGGTTTCGGCTGGTGAATGGGCTGTTTTTCGACAAAGACCATTGCAAAACCGCCTATGAAAGCGAGGTGAAACGGCGGCAATATCCGGAGGATTTTATCACTAATTAATGTGAAATAGGTTATTTACAATGTGGAAAAAACAACAATTACAACTTCCCCCACAAACAAAAACAGCCTTACAAAACGCACAAAAGGGGATTACCTCCCCTTTTTCGTTATCGGTGCAAGGGACAAAATTAGGCGTGCATAATTGGACGCACGGGATTAGAGAGGATAGCGGGCGGTATTTATCGCCTGAAAATGCAGTGAACGTGATACAGGCAAAATTTACCGATTATAGCGACCCCCACCGCCCTAAAGGCGAGGTGCAATGTGTGGCGATAATGATTACTGCGGCAAAAATCGCAGATTTTATTACCGCACTTGAAAATGCGGCGGTTTTGCTACCCTATCCTGAATTTAAACAGGCTTTGGATTATGCCAAATCACAGCAAACGTTAAGCGATAGCAAAATGGTAAAAATGCCGACCATCGGCAATCCCTCTTTTTTGCCAAGTGCGGACATTACCCCGCAATCTGCCAGAACGTTGCAAGCGGTAATGCGTAACGCCAACGCTACTGCGTCAAAAAGTCTTGATCCTATGGCGATGTTGGCAGAACTGAAAGCGAAAAAAGCGGAGCGTGAACAAAAAAATCAAGAAAAAACCACCGCACTTTTAAATGCGTCAGTGGAAGCCTATTGCTACACGAAAAAGGCTCACCTTGAGCAAATTGCGTTAGAGATCTATCAACATATCCCCAATGCAAGCAATATTTTTACGGCGTTACTGGTTTTTATCGGTGAGGATTTAACGAATTTGAAGGAGATGATGAGATGAGTTTTTTACAGCCTCAACGCCCCCGCCCTTCTGTGCAACTTGCTTTAAATGGTAAGCCTGTTTTTTTGCTTAACCCATCAATAAATATTACGTTAAAACGCGATGAAGCCGATATGAGCGGGCAACAATCTAGCACCCAAAAAGCTGATAAAGGTGTGAAAGCAAAAGAAATGACCGTTTCAGGTTTGATCCCTTACCGTGAAAAACAATGGCTAAAGGATTTATTCAATTTTGCTGAAGCCACAGAAAAATCAGGTGAACAAGTAACATATCGGGTTTCTTCCATATCGGCTGAAGCGGTAAATATGCGTGAAGTACAATTTAGCGGATCAGTAAGTATGGTTGAACAAGGGGACAAAATGGCTTGGCAGGTGAATTTTACGCTAAAAGAAGTCAATAGCGTCAGCGAGAAAAAAGAGAAGCGTAAGACCAAACCGAAGAAAAAAGTGCAAACGGAAAAAGCACCTGAAGCGAAATCGACACAACCGAAAGTAGAAGCCACCTCGAAAGAAGTACCAAAAGAAGACAATAGCATTTGGAAGAAAATTGATGACGCAATCGGAAGCGGAGGGGAAAAATGAAAATTATTAAAGAATGCCTGATTGACGGCAAAGAATATGATTTAAGCCACTGCCATATTGTGTTAGAACTCAATAATGCAGGGCGGGGCTTTATTGTCATTGAAAGCGATGAGAACTTAGCGGGGAGAGCCGTAGAAATTAATGTAGGAGAAGCTGCCCATTTTTACCAATATTTTAATGGCGTGATTGAACACGCTCAAGATGACAAACCTAAATTTAAAAAGTGCTTTATTCGTGAGAAAGTTGCCATTTTTGAGGGCGTACATAACTGCTCCATTCGCCACGCAACGCTGAATGATATTTGTGCCTACTTGCAATCTAAAACGGGGATTACCTTTAAAATTCCCTCTCAACCTTATGCCACAACCCCAATCCCGAACTTTACCCATTCGGGATCAGGCTATCAGTTACTAAATAACTTAGGACGGTTGTTCAATATCCCTGATTATTTATGGCAACAAGGAGCTGATGGCACGGTTTTTGTAGGAAGTTATCAAGATAGCCGCTGGTATGGCAAGAATATTGAGATAGACAGCACTGAAGCCTTAGATAGCAGTAACAATCGAATGACGTTGCCAATTTACTCTGCGATTCGCCCAGGTGCGTTAGTCAATCAACATAAAATTACACAGACGGAATTGATTAATGATGAACTCATTTTGCAATGGCAAAGTGTTGATGAGAAGGGTAAACCAAAACAGAAAAGCCCACAACGCCAAATGATGGAGAAAGAATTTCCTGAACTTGCAGGCGGTTATCACTTACCACGTTATGCCAAAGTGATCGGTGTAGCTGATCCAAGTTCGGGCGGGGATATTGCCGATCCGTTTCGCCCTAAGTATGCGGTAGAATTACAAGTTCTCAATGATGGAAGTGATGACACAAATACGCCACCTTATTCCGCCGTACCTTTACCCGTTACAAGTACAGGTTCACAAGGTGGCGATTTTGCTTTTCCTGAAGTGGGGACGATTGTCGAAATTGGCTATGCCTATGGGCGACCTGATAAGCCTTTCGTGCGGACGTTATTAGCTCAAGATAAAACCGTGCCATCAGTAGCTATTGGCGAGCAACTTAAACAGCAACGCCCAGAAGTGTTTGAACGTACCGATGCGGCAGGCAATAAAACCCGCGAAACCGATCAAACCATTACCGATCGTTCATTTATCCGCGTGATTGAAACAGACACCGAAACGAAAAATATTGGGACATCACAAAGCAATATTGACGCAGATAAGCAAATCAACGTAGGCGGAAATTATAGCCTTAGTGTTATTGGCAATATTACAACGGTTACTGCGGGCAATAATACAACAGCGATTGATGGCACATTCAAAGAACAAATAAGCGGCATTGCCGAGCGTTGTTCTGATGTACTCATTAAGCTACAAGCTCCAGCCATTCAGCTTCTAGCGAGCCAAATCAATATCGGTTCAGGCAAACAAAATATATTAAACATTATGGAAGAAACAATTCAAATCGTTGCTGACCTTGCTAACACCGTTGCAAGCCACACCCACAACGGCGGTTCAGCCCCCGATCAAAGCAGCACGTTTAATAGCTACAATAACAGAGCCTTAGCCGAGAAAGGTAAACTCACGCCGATTATTGAAAAGTAGCCATATCACCGCACATCTAGCCACCTATTTAGGTGGCTTTTTTATTACCTGCCGCCTTTATTTAAAAGGCTTTGGCTACAGCTTTCCTTTTATAAAGTGAAACCAAACTGATCCACGGAAAATTTTTCACGCCACGTCAAACGCCACGAAAAATCCACTCTCCCACCCGCGTTTTTTGTGTTAAAAATTGCTGTTTTTTCAGTTAAATTTCATAGGGAAAAACTCACTAAAGCCAGTACGGAAAAGGGATCTCTATAAAAAATAAATTTGATCTTAACTGAAAAAATTACAGTAAATTTCAGTCATTTTCAGTTAAAAAAGATCGGAGCTTGTAAAAGGTTTGCATTAATATCTTGAAATATCAATAAAATTTCTATTTTACGTGAGATTTTTTATAGAATTTATTTACAGTTAAGATGATATAAGTAACTAATTTGGTGACCATTGGTCACCAAATCAGACAAAAGCAAAGCGTTAGTTTTTTTATAATAGGCTAAAAATGGTCACCAAATGGACACCAAAAGAAAAGGGAGGATAAAAATGAGATATAAAAAAAGCCGCTATTGGCGACTATCTTATTGATTTACTTATGCTTTTAAATGGTGCCCGAGGGCGGACTTGAACCGCCACGACTCGAAAGTCGAGGGATTTTAAATCCTATCCATTATAAATACTTATAAACAATAATCACTAATAAAATCAATGATCTAATCGTCTAATCATTATAATTTTATCTCATCAAATTATCAGTATTTCCCACCTTTTTATATCTATTTCGTCAAATTTACGTCAAACTAAAACCCCTTCTCCACACAACATTCTTTTCTCGTTATATTTAACATTACTTAAACAAAAAAAACGAGAGCCATCGCCCTCGTTTTATTCCCAGCTTAGGTTTCAGTGATGAGCGGTAAAATCCTCCGGATATTGCCTGCGTTTCACCTCGCTTTCATAGGCGGTTTTGCAATGGTCTTTGTCGAAAAACAGCCCATTTACCAGCCGAAACCAAAACCGCCAGCGGGCTTTGGGCTTGCTCTCTAACACGGCTCGGCGGTAACAACGGCTGGAAAAGGTTTCATCTGCCCCACCGCCCGTTAAGGCGTTGCAAAGTTGGTCGAGGGCAATCAAAACGTGATAGCCCCACGTTTTAAATGGATTTTTCTTGCTCATTTTGGTATTCCTCATAGGTTTGCGACCAGCCGATCGACCAGTCATACTCAAGCGGATTTTCCGCTTGTTCTAACAAAATTTTGTGCATATAGGCGTTTTCAAACATTTTTTCTTTGAGCGTTTTCGCCGCGTTCCACACCGCTTTGAATTTGTCAAAATCTAACGGTTGAGCGGTGTTATCCGCACAAATCAGGGTGAAAATACGTGGCTCGCCGTTTTCTTCCGTTTTACCGTTTAAGTCAAAATCCGCTTTGATTTCAACCAAGGTGGCACGCCCTTTTTCATCTGTATCCACCCATTTGCCGATTTCTGGCACATACACCCCGCCGTTGACGCAGCTATCCCGTTTTGCGTTGATTTTTGACCGCACTTGGGTTTGTTGCTCGGTGAGGAGGTTGGCTTGTTGGGTTTTGTTTAGCACCCATTTTTCGCCATTCCACTGGTGATAAACACTAGGGCGATAACCTTGTTCTATGATCTTGCCCTCTTTTAGCCACGGCTGCTGAAAGTGTTGCGTTGTTTCAATCGCTTTTTCTCCTCGCAGCATTAAGTCCTTTTCATCGGGGGCGTTGTCACAAAATAAAATGCATTCCCCTTTTTGATTAAATACGTAAAACATTTATCCCTCCTTTATCCCTATCACTAAGTAATTGGCTTTTCCATCTATCCATTTCCCAACATCCATTCCTCGTCCAGAGCCGTGCCAGACTTGAGCGGTTACCTCTCGTCCGGTTAAATAGCATTTTTGATAATAATGTTTTCCAGCCCCCACTTCTTGAATATCCCAGCCTGATAAACTGGGGTCGTCGAAGTTTAAGGAGATAAAAAAATTTACATTCATTTTCAGAAAAACCAGAAGGTATAGGAAGCGTGCTACCGTGCTGAACTACGCCAGTTAATATTTGTACATCTTTAATACGGCTATCACAGCGTCTCCATTCACCCCATTCCCCATTGGCGGTTTGATTTCGAGTGAATATCAATCCATAATCATAGGTGTTATATACCTGTTTATAACCATAAGCTGATGGCATTACCGATAGGCTCCCTGCTGTGGCTTCAACGGGATAGCCTCTGTCACAACGTGCATTGTTATTTCTAGGTTGCCCTGCTATACAAGGGAATTTCAGTTCGTTAATGTTCATCTCACCTAAATCTGCGATGAGACTAAAGCTACCAATTTGAGTAAAAAGCGTTTTTAAAGAGTGACCATTTCCTAGGTTAAAATCTTCACCTTTTAGAGTGCCGACAACCTCTAATCCTTCTTGAGTGAGTGACATTCCTTTTTTGCTTCTATCCTCACTTAGGTAGAAGGTGTGTCCCTGTTGGCTGTGGTAGTTTGCCCATTCTCTTGCTTGATTGCCTGCAAATAATCGCTTCATTACTAAGGTTTCATTGAGTACGAGCGTTTTTTTTATCATACCGCCTTCCTCAAAAATGGCATTTCCATCCACTCGTGCCCAGCCATTCGCCCAATTATTCGTGTCTTTAAAGCGTTTCCAAATTTTCCCTGTGATAGAAAAATACACTTGTTCCGCACTGGATAGCACAAACAGCACGCCAGAGGCATTTTCGGGATAGTTGTTATTGGTGGTATTAAGGTAGCTGGTGTTGCGATATAACCCTTTGACTGTGATGTCATTGAGATTGTCACTGGCTGTTAAGGCTCGCTGAGCAAAATCTGTAATGCCGTAGCCGGCGAGGGTAGTGGCTTTATCGGCTTTAAGTTCGTTAAGCTGGTTTACCGCCTTACTCGTTGCCACGGTGTCGCTACTTGCCGAATTAATTGCATTAGATTTTTTGCTGTTGGGGATATAGTTACTCAGATTGCGGGTTAAGGCATCAATCAGCCCTTTCAACGTTTTCCCTGCTTTGGCGGTGAGCCCTAGGGTTTCACTATCGCTGTCTAACGCATTAGTAAGCTGTACAATGCCTAGCTGGGTTAGACTGGCTTTTGAAATTGAGTGGGTATGCCCTGTTTCATCCACAAAATCCACGGTTTCAGCGTTGATCGCTTTTGGGGTGCTGTGTCCTTTAGCGATCTTCAAAATGGCATTAAGTAACGCATTGATATTGTCTTCTGTGGGTTCGATGCCCGCATTTTCCATTACAGCTTTGAGCTGTTTAAAAAGCCACTGATCTTTTTTGTCGTTCATCTGCTGAACGTAGTTAAAATCTTGTACTGTTGGCGTATCATCGCCTAAATGTGCCCAACCTGCTTCATAGTTGGTTTGTGAAAAATCGGTGGTATCGCCATTTTTCGCCCAAACAATTATTTTAAATAAATCCAGTAATTTCATTGCTTGTCCTTATTCGTCAATCAGTTCAACAGACACTTTTACCCCAGCCGCTGCGGGTATCCACGGCTTGGGATCTTGCTCTATCGCATCTATTTTATTTTTGCGATTACGTGTAATTTTGATATGAATTTCTGCATCCATCTTTTCTTGTACTAATACTTTGCTAGCCAGAAATAAGGCTTGGCACGCCTTAATCACATCTTCCACTGTACCGTGTGAATGGTTGGCGATTATTTTCCATTTGATCAGTCGCCGATAGGCTTCATCAGGCATATAGCTCACGGCTTTGGTATGCGTTTGTAGGGCGAGATCACGAATTGGAGCTTGGCTAAAGGCTTTGGCTTTGCTTTGCCCTGTAAAGCCAAAATACCAATCACCATTCATCTTAGTAAAAGGTCTCGGCATTCCTACAATATCGCCTACCCCGTCTAATTGCCGCCCGATTGCGGTATCAATATGCCGTTCAAGGAGCATTTGTTTTAAACTGTGTTGTAAATCGGTGTGAGGGGAAAGTAACAGTGAGATGAGGGTGTTTAAATTAGGTGAATAGCGAAATTGAGAAAGCTGTCGTTCTAAGCCTAATTGCACAAAATCCGCCTCAAGTGCGGTCAAAATTTTTGGCATTTTTCCTCCTAGCTGATAACGATGATAGCAGGATCGAACACTGCTTCTTCATCAGGTGCAATGACAATATTTTGTTCTTGGTAACGGGGTTCGGGATCGGTGATTTGATTGGTTTTCCCTATTTGCACGGTAACTTTTCCAACCCCTGACACAGCAATGCAGGCGGCGATGAGGTGTTGATGAATGACATCAGAGCCTACCCCTAACTGCTTGCCATAATCTAAAATATTGTTCATTACGTTCACGATATAGCCCGCTTTTGCCATTTCTCCTTCATCAACAAAGGTTTCAACGATGATTTTCAACCAAATATATCGCTTACGAGGGCGACTAAATTTGATCAAGTGCGGTTGGTTTTGGCTGTCTTTTACGCTGAGCGAGGTTCGTCCGTGTGTACCTATGCCGATGGGCTTATATTTCAACAAGGCTTTTGCAATGTCTTGATCTAACCCGCCTTTTATCACAACGTAAATACTGCGTTTTGGTATACCGTTAACCGTTTGATCCGTATCATTCTCATACACTCGCAAGGCGTTCACCCCCACGACATTCCGCAAGTTGGCATACAGTGCGTCCACCGTTGCCGCACCGTTTTGCCATACGCCAAGGTGATAGCGTTGATAGAGTTCGGTATCGCTTTCTTCAAAGCGTCCCGCCGTCCCCTCAACCAGATTATTCACTTCAACTACGCCATCTAGCATTGTGATAAGCTCGCTCATCTGTCCGATCTCTGCTTTATCCTCGCTAGGTTCTTCGGTACCCAGTTCAAGACGCAAGCCAAGCCGTGATAGGGTTAAATTCGGGCTGACAGAAATCGAAAAGTGCGGAGTAGATTGTGCGGTGATTTCAATAATCACATTATCATTTTGCACGCTGACATAATCGATCTCTTTGAGTTGCCCACTTAGTCCTTTAATAACACTTGCAACAGAAGAGCGAGTGGCACGAAAGCGATAGGCTACGCCATTAATTATCGCCGAAAATTCATCGTTAGGATTAATGGTTTTGGTGTTTAACTCAATGCGTGCATAAGCGGCTTGATTAGCATTAATTCTCGCCTCGCTATCCGTATAATAAAGGGTTTGGCTTGCTACATTGCGAACCGCTGTATAAGCAGGGATTAGGGTGTCCGCTTGCCCGAAGAAAATCACGGGAACGGTGGATCGTTCAGCCTGCAGGCGTTTCACCCCTGTAAAGGATACCGCCCGATCTAAATTCGCCCCTGTGGCACTCATTGGATACATCGCCCCATAAACACCCTCAACTAATTCCCAAAGGCTCGCAAAACGCTCTGCTTCAATGCTGAGCATTGTACCCAATACGGTTTCAGGAGTGATTTCAATCTCATTCCCAAACGCCTGTTTTGCTTTTTCAAATAATTCTTGCAATTGCTCAGGCATACGCTTACGCACAAAGCCGCTGCGTGTTAATCCATAATTAGCCATTTCGTTTTACCTCTATGCGATCTTGAATGCTCCCCTCATTTGTCCGAACGGAAAAGCTCACCACAAGCGTCCGCTCTTTACGGTGAAATTCTAAAGAAAGCCGTTCCACTGCCTTTACGCCCACAACGCCCATTATCTTTTTTCTGAAAATGGCTTGAATGCGGGTGCTATCGGGATTTTTCGTTAAAATTTCGTCAAAATAAGGCAAGCCTATGGTGGTATCTAAAAACCATTCCCCTAAAAACGTTAAAAGCACAACTTTGATTTGTTGTGCTTTTTGATTTATGCCTTCGACTATGACTAGCTTGTTATCTTTAAATAGCAAATCGTGCTGTGCATTTAATTTTAAATCGATCATTGTGCTGTTCCTGTGTTGCCTCCACTGTCGCCTTGATGGGTATGCCCTTGTAGAGAGATTCCCCCTGCTTGCACATCGCCCGTTGCTTTGAGAGTTCCGCTCACTGAAACACTACCACCATCGCCTGCCGTTGAGATACCACCATTAACCAGCACATTGCCGTTAAAAGTGCTGATTGGGGCGTTTACGGTAAAGTTGTCAGTGGTGATGGCAACATCGGGCGATTGGATCACAATATTACCGCTAGGCTCAATTTTGATTGAACCCTTGCCATATTTGATACATAAATTGACGGGATCGGCTACGGGTGAGCGACTATTTCCACCCAGTACACAAAAGGCATCGGAAAGATCGAACATTCGCGGATCGTCTGGTGCGTCTTGGCTTCCGCTTAGCCAGTTTTCCAGTGAACGTTGTGAGAAAATCAGCACGCAACCATCGCCCGCCTTGATCGGTAAGGTAATCTGAGCCAATGATCCGTTAATATCTGCCATTGGAAACAAAACGGGAATATTGACAATTTGCGGGGCTTTCAGCACCTCCCCGTTAGCAAGGCGTTTCGGGATAGTAGGCTGTGCCGTTACCCGTACCGTATTGGCATCATAAGCTAAAATTTTAGCGGGCAATGCCACATTAATTTCAGAAAGTGCGGTCAAAATTTTACGCATTTTGCTCCTCCGCTTTTTTGCGTTTTTTACGGTGTTTGCGTTGTGCTTTTTGTTCCGCTTTGGTTGGGGCATTGAGATCGATTAAATGTAATTCCGATTGCCAATCCGCTGAATGACTATCGCCCGAATGCTTGATTTTTTCTACCCGAAACCAGTTGGTGATGGTTTGGCTTTCTAGCTTGATTTTGTCGCAAGGATTAACCATTGGTAGCAGCAAACTTTTTACATTCCAGCCATCGCGAGCTTGACGATCAAAAGCGAATTTTTCTTCTTGCTTTTTATTCGGTGTATCTTGCTTTTTACTGCGTGCCGCTTCCCGTGTACGCTCAGGAAAGCCGATAAGTCCGCTGTCTTTCGCCAGCACATAGCCCGTCCGCTTCGTTACCCCCTTGCGATTGACAATTTGCAATTCGCCATTTTGGATAGACCATTCAAGCCCCGTGCCTGCGACCACTTTATCTAAGGCTGTACGAGCTGCCCCGTAAAAACTAAAGCCATTCGCCCAAAGGCGAGATTTCAAACTATCTGCCCCCACAAGTGGCACGCCCATTTTAGCGGCAATATCATTGACAATTTGCGTTGAACTCACTCCACCTTGATAGCCTAGCGATACCGCGGTATCACGAATTTCTATCAGCCCATCAAGTACATAAAGCTCCGTCACCCAATCGGCGTTATCGTGATAAGAATAAGCTGTAGCAATATCCCCCGAACATAACAAAATATTGCCCTCTTGCTCATAGCCTGCATATAACACGCAACGCATATCGGGTTGCTCCACCGCTTGCCTTGTGGTGGGGGCTAAATTGTAAATTTTGATTGTGTTTTCATTGGGTTTATTTTCGCTGTCTTTTTCAATATCAAAAGCAATCCGCATAGGCGGTTCAATCACAATGCCCTCTTTCTGTCCTTTCTTTCCGATCACTAATTGATAACTACGCAAAAAACGGTAACTCATCGTCCACCTCAATATAAATGAGCGTTGCTTGCCCTGATACAAAATCATCACGCCCGATAATTTGTTGATTATCCTCACGCACAATAATTAGCTCACCGAGTGGCAATGCCTCACGGCGAATAGGCTCAATCAATGGTCGGTTAGGTAACAGCACAATGTTTGAAGCTAGCTCATCGTTATAAGCATTTTCAATGGCTAACGTCCAAAAGCTCAGCGTATCATTCCAAGAAAAATGTAAGAAAAAGACCTCATCATCGAAATTCACTTCGGTGATAAAATCGTTTTTATTAGCAAGTTGAATGGTAAACATATCTTTCCCTTATATAAAGAGTCGTTTTTGGTGCAAAATTTTAAGCACGCCAAAAGCCGCTTGCGGTTTCCCACAAGCGGTTAAAGTGCGGTGATTTTTTGTAAAATTTATTTCACATAGCCTAATTTTGGCATTGTGGCTGCGGTTACGGCTTGTTCAAAATCATTGAGCCAAACCGTAAATTCGTGGTGAATGTCAAAAAGCCCTGCCGCTAAATCATTGCGGACGTAAGGCTCGTAGCCCATTATTTGGTGAATTTGTCGCAGTGCTATTTCTGCTTTTTGGGCTTTGGCGACCGCGAGACGATGAAATTTCACTAAGGCTTGGGCGGTATTAAGCCCAATGGCGATATGTTCTTGTTTTTCTGGAATAATCAATTCGCCTTCTAAGATAATTTTGTGAGCATACTCCACTGCTTGCGGTAGTTGCTCTTTTGTTAGCTCATCAATGTGATTGACGTTGAAACGCTGGTGAATAAGTTGATAGGCGTCAGAGTAGATTAAGCCTTTTTTGCTCACAAGCATATTGACTGCATCGCGTAAACCTGTGCGATCATCAACTGTGGTTTGCGATCTTTCTGCCTTGCCTTTATTCCAATAATCAAACAACGCCTGATAACATTCCCTTTTGTAGGTGATGAGTGTTTCTCTGATTTCAGGCTTCACACGTTTTACGTCAATCCCAAATAGCCAGCCGTTGAGGTATTGGATTGGGAGGCATAATGTTTGTTGTTCGCCGCTAACTGAGGGTAAGGTTATCATAACCGCACCCTGTGAAAGCACTTCGTCCCGATGGATACGCTGGCGTTGGGCGTGCCAATCTAAACCAATATTTTCACAAATTGGTTTCATTGCAACATAATGAATGTTGTTTTGCTCAAATGTAGTTAGAGTGCGGTTGTAAAATTGGATTGTTTGAAGTTGAGTGTTCATAAGAACTCCTTGTATTTTTTTCGATATTAAGATTAACCCTGTTATAGGGTTGCCAAGAGGTTCGAAAGCCTTACAAGGTAGGCTGGGATTATTCCCCTTTTGGGTATTTTATTCTCCGCCCTCTCGGCATAGAGTGAAATGTGCGATCCATTCGTGATGAGAAATAGGAGAGACACAAATTTTACGCATAAAAAAACCGCTATGCTGTCGGGTGCGGGTTACCGCCTTGTATGTAGGTTTCGACACCTATGAGATTAATATAAAATAAAGCCCTATTTATTGCAATAGGGCTTATGCTTTTTTCTACTTTTTCCTAGAAAAATTGTTATCATCCTGACAATATTCTAAGCAATCTTTAATTAAACCGCTAATTCTTAGTATATTCTCAGGTATATCAATAATAATGTTAGATCCACTAATTTCTAATCCTGCTCGCTGAATTTCCGCTTTATGAATTTCAGCTAGCTCTAAAGGAACGGTGATACTTGGTCGCTGTTTACTATCAAAGTAACGCAAGATCCATCGGTTTGTTTTTCCTTTATACAATACCGTAAAATATGATTCGGTATCTTTGGCATCAATTTCTGCATCTTCGCCTAGAATTAAAACAACATAATCAAACAGTAAGCGTTCCGTGTATGTTGTTACAATTTTACTGTTCTCTGGATCAATTACCGGTGCTTTCTCGTCAATTTCTTGATCGTGTTCCTGTTCTACGGCTTCTTCCAAAGGCTGATTTTGTCTTGATAAGCCTGATACAACCATTGCACTTACTGATTTTTCTACTGCCTGCTTAACAATCGGCGTAATAGAGTCAATAAATCTTTGATTCAGCTGTCTGCCAATATTTGAGCGGCTGGCAACGTAACGAACAAATTCACTATCAACATCTTTTAAGCTTTCTGTAATTGTTTTCGTAAAAGCCGAAAGATAAACACTTTCTTCTGCTAGTGTTCTCAAGGCTTCTGGCTGAAATCTATCGTGGCAGAACTGGCTTAGTTGATTTATTTTGGAATCATCTACATTCTCAAAATTGATCCGTAAAAATGGCGTATCGTCCATTATATTTTTTTCTTTTAGATCCGTGAAGAAACGCCATTCTCTCCCATTTGTAACGGCTGCTACGGTAACTTCAGGCGTTGCATTAAAATATCTTGATAACTGTGGAACGTGATTCGTCAAATTCTCATTGTACGATTTTGCCTCAATAAACATCACCGGGACATCGTGGCAGAATAATGCGTAGTCCACTCTTTCACCATTTTTTGCCCCAACAAAATCAGCAGTGTATTCAGCTCTAACTCTAGTTGGATCATATGGGCTAAATCCTAATATATCTAATAAAGGTAATATTAATGCCTGCTTTGTTGTTTCTTCTGTTGTGCAATGTGTTCCAACATTAATGACGTGTTGTATATGTGATAAAACGCGATCTTTAAATAAATTCTGGCTCATATTAACTCCTAAGCTGAAAATAGGAATTAATCATAGCAAAAATAAATAATATTTAAAGTGAGCGGGATCACAAAGCTAATTAAATAACTAAAGCTATAGGTAATAATTTTGATGTTTAAGAGATTGCGAATTCAATTTGCATCGCCCTTAATGCCTGCTATTTTTCCAAGCCCAGTTATCCCCCGTTTTTTTTGTAAATCCGTTGGCTTTCCTGTTGCTGCTTTACCCGCATTTGCTTTTGTTTGTCCTGCTTTACCTTTCGTGGAGGCATCAACCTTTTCAGGAGGCATTTCTTCGGTTCTGAGAGTAACTTTATTGATTTTGCGAAACTCAGCCTTAACATTTAACCGTTCGCCATCATCGCTATTGCGTTCAATCTCAAGGCTCTCAATGGCAAAATCCTCATACACATCAAGCCCAGTAACAATGGTAATCAACTCACGGCGACCGTGTAATTCTCGCAAGGTTTCTTTGGCTTCGATTAATTTATATTTGCCAAGGCTGATATTAAATAATGTCCCCGCACTGGTAATCACGCCGCTTAAACTCAAGCGTTCACTTTCTTGCGTGATGTGATCGGAAATTACTGTGCCGTCTTCAACGGGATATTCCGTGATTTGGCTACTTAATGAGGTACTTTCCGTTAAAAGGGCATCAAGCTCTAACACGCCAATGGTGGTGCGTTTGCCCGCAATAGCGGAAAATAAAAGGTTTACGATACTCATAAAATACCTCTAAAAAACACAACAAAACTGTTACAACACAACAAAATTGTTGTATAATATAATCACTGTATAGCAAAGGAGGTCCCCCGATGAAATACAGTGAATTCTTGCGATACTTGCTTGAGCAAGGCTGTAAAGTCGAAAATACAAAGCGAGGAAGCCATCGCAAGGTAATGTTGAACGGACACCAAACTGTATTTCCCTACCACGGTAGTCAAGAAATCGGAACGGGGTTAGTTCACAAAATCAAAAAAGACTTAAAATTAAAATAAGCCTTTTCGAGGGGCGTTTTTTAGCCTGATTTAAGGAGGAAAAATGTTACGTTATCCTGTTGAACTAAAAGCCGATGATAACGGCACTTTTCTTGTTACCTTTCCCGATATTCCCGAAGCGGCAAGTGTCGGAGAAGACATTGAAAGTGCCTTACTTGAAGCAGAGGAAGGATTAGAAACCGCACTGGAATTTTATTTTGATGATAAACGCCCAATCCCATTACCGAGTAAACCTCAAGAGGGGCAATATACTGTTCCGCTCTCTTTATTGCGATCATTAAAAGTGTTATTACTGAATGAAATGCTTGCTCAAGGTGTTCGCAAAGCAGAAATGGCTCGTCGCCTTGATGTACATATGCCACAAATCGATCGCTTATTAGATTTTCGCTATCCTTCTAAAATTGATTTTGTTGAAAAAGCCTTTAAAAAACTAGGGCGGGAAATTCATTTGGCGGTGAGTTAATATTCTACTAAAACTGCGGTCAAAACTGACCGCACTTTTATCCTGCATATTCAATTGACCCCACACCAAAAGGGGCAGGGCGGTTCTGTTTGAGCTTTCCTGATACCGCATTGGCGACCCCTGCTGGATTGGCAGTGCCTTGAATATTGAAGTTATTCGTTTGAGTAACGGTAGATTGCACGTTACCGCCGTATTTTGTATAACTAGGCAATGTGCTTGTCGGTTGCACATATTGGCTAGTCGGGGAAACTAACGCCGCTCCCGTTACATTGACTTCAGCTTTCGCACCATCAGAAAACAAATCTTTGATCCAATTTGGAATAAGGCTTTCAAACCAACCTACGACTGTATCAATAGACTTCTGCCACGCATTTTTAAATGTGTCGGTTACTTCATTCCATTTATTCACCGCCGTGGTTTTTACACCGTCCCAGATTTCGGTGGCTTTGTTTTTGATACCTTCCCACATCTCATCGGCGGATGTGGTAATCGCCGCCCAAATCTCGCTGGCTTTGGTTGAAATCGCCTCCCAAACTGCAAGTGCGATCCGTTTGACATCGTCCCAGTAAATAATTAACAACGCGATTGCCCCAAGGACTAACCCGATAGCAAGTAAAATCGGGTTAGAGGCCATTGCAACAAACATTGCTCTGGCCACTGCCCAGATTGCTTTAATCATCATTTTTGAGGCAAATAAAAATGCCTTACCGACTAAAAAGATCGCTTTTTTAGTAAAAAGTAAGATTGAAATAAAGGGTTTAATGATAAAAATGGCGAATTTAAACCCTTTACCAATGATCGTTCCAACAGAAAAAAACGCTTTCCCTAGCAATTTCAATGGAGCGAATATCGCCCAAAGTAGTGAAATAATCCCACTGATTACGGTTAAGGCGATGGAATAAAACGGTAAAAATTTCAGACTTAGCCCATCAATGAGTTTTCCTGCATTGCTGAAAGCTCCCGAAAAATCACCATTCACTAACGCCCGAATAATCCGCACTACTGATCCTACGGTTTTGATGAGATTTTTCAGCCCGTCAATCACATAGTTCATTACACTAGTAGCGAAGCCTTGCCAGTTTGACAGGTCAAGATCAACATTCGCCAGTTTTGCGAGGTCGCGAAGTAAGCCTTTAATATTTAGCCATACGCCATTGGCGAGTTTTCCTACTGCTTGGAATTTGTCCGCCCATTGATCGAACCTGCCAATCAATGCCCCTGTAAGAGAAATATCCCCTTGCGTCCAGCCGTAAATATCTTCTAACACCAAACCTACCGCAGTTAATGCGGCTGCCATTGCTAAAAAAGGAGCGGCAGCACGGGTGCCGTTAATGATAATCTGCTTTAAGCTGAGCTTGGTCGCATTCAGCATCGGTAGCAGTTTCGCCCCGATCGCGGAAGTGGCTAAAATCCCAACTAAGCGAATATTTTTCGTGATCCATTCCGCTGCGTTGTAAAAGGTTTCACCTAGCTTTGAGGCTTTGTTTACAACACGATCAATGAGCTGTCCTGCTTTATTCCTGAGTAGCGTCATTCCTCGCCCAAAGGTTTTTGGCATTTGATCAAATTCTTTTTGAATTTTCTCCGCCTGCCTTAATAATCCCTGGGCCAACTCTTTTGATGTGAGTTTTCCTGCTTTGCCAAGATCTTTTAATTGCCCAATGGGTACGCCGAAGCTATCGGCAATGGCATTAGCAAGGCGTGGAGCTTGCTCAATAATGGAATTAAGTTCATCACCTCGCAACGCCCCTGAGCCTAACGCTTGCCTTAACTGCATTAATGCCGCTTGCTGGGCCGCAGGATCGCCGCCGCCAATCGTCATTGTTTGCCCGATGATTTCCGTTAAATTTAACGTATCATCAAGGCTTAAGCCTAAATCGCTCGCATTGCGATTAACTTTAGAAAACAGATCCGCACTCGCTAAATAATCCTGCCCTGAGCGTTGCGAAATGGCAAAAATCTCATCAAGAGCGTGTTTATGCTCCTCAGCGGATTTGGTTGCGAGTTTAACCCGACTATCTACCGCCGCCCAATCATCGGCAATTTTAATTACATTACCGCCTGCGACCATTGCAAAATAACCACCAATCATATTCCGCAAGGAAAGCATATGGGTTTTCGCTTGATTGATCCCCTCCCCAATAGCTCGACTTTCTTGGGCTGCCCCTCGCAATGCGTTGCGTAACTTGTCCCGAATTTGCCCCGCAGCGGTCTGGGTTTGGGTGATATAGCCTTTGAGCTTAGAATTATCTACCTTGTACTTTAAGACGGTTACCAGCTCACGAATAACATTCATCGGTGTTTCTCCATTTGTTTTGCTTCCATTGCCTCAACCGCATCAAGTAATCGGTTAATTTTCAACAGTTCGCCCATATCCGTCAGCCCTGCGGTATTGAGTTCCGTCAAGGTAACTTTGCCCGCTAAAAAAGGACGCCAAGCGAGCATTTCACTTAACGTCCTTTCACTATATTTGCCAACGCTTAGGCTTTCTTCGCTCCCTCTTGCCCCGACCCAAGACGGGCAAGAAATTTCATAAAAAAAGGCTCAAAATTCAGCCTTAAAATGAAAATCACCAGCTCAATGACTTCTGACATATCGTCAAACACCTGATCGAAATCATTTTTTTGCAATTTTTTATCCGTGCCGTTGTTGAAATCATCACGTTGTACGGTTACCAATTCAGGTTTCACCAACATATCGACGAGTTTAACCAGTTCCGCCCCACTAAGTTGTTGGCTTAGTTGCTGTAAACCCTCGGCAAATTCCGTCGCACTTTTTTTCGCAAGCTCTGCGAGCTGACTGGCATTCGCTTTTTCGGGAGTATCTACACCAAATATTCCAAACATTTTTGCGAACGAGGGAGCAAGGGTTTTCTGTAAATCGCCAAAAATGCGTAACTGATCCATCGCTGAAAACTTTTGCACGAAAAACGTGCTTTCGCCGATTTGAATTTCTTGTCGTGCCATTAGTCATTTCCTCCAACAAATAAAATACCGTCTGAGGTTTCAATCACCCATTCACGGCTGCCAATTTCTTTGCCAAAATCAAGTTTGGCGGATTTTGTTACCCACGCCGTACTTGCGGCGAATAAGGAACGTCCACGCAAATCTTTCACCGCAATGGGGAAAGTGGAGTTTTTGCTCACCTTATCCGCCGCATATAACGCACTTAACACGTCATTAGTGCTGCTGGTTTGAAGTAACGTTAATGTAATTTTTTTACGCGGATCAGCACTGGTTGAGCGTGCTACTTCGCCATCTGCTCCTGCAACGGAGGTAATGCCGTCAGAAATTTCTTCAATATCAATAAAAGTGCCATCGGCAAAGCCTGTGGCAATAGCGGCACCAATCACGATACTCACTTCATCAGGCGCATAGGTTGCTAACGCTGCCATAAAAATTCTCCTATAAAAAAGACCGCACTTTTGCGGTCTAGGGTTAATCAATTAAAGGCTATATGCCAAGTTACCTTTCAATTCGGCAATATGAATTGCTCCCGCAAGGCGTGCGGAAAATTTCACATCTTGCAAAATACGGCTTGCCTTGTTGTTATCGGAAATGTTCGCCGATCTTGGTAGGCTGATGACATAACTCGGAATTTCCTTGTTGTCGTCATCTAATTCAACGGGGGCAATCCCGCCACGACTGACACCTAAATCTAACGCTTTGCGAATGGCCGCACCGATTAGCTCAATCCCTTTATCTGTATAAGGCACTTTGCCGTAAGCGTTAATCAGTACGGAGGTAACGTTAATCTGCACCTCTTGCACTAGCCAATCACGGAAGCGAATCACATCAATCCATTCTCCCGCTGCCACTTTTCCGCCTTGGGTTACAGCAAAACTGCCGTTGAATTTCTCAAAGGTTGTGGCGTTTTTCTTCGCACAGGCGAGATAATCCCCCTCACTTAATGGCGAGAAAGACACCCCGGCGAGCTTTTTCAAATTCCACGTTTCCGCACCAGGGTAAAAGGTGAACGCGTAACTCATTAAGGCGATTTCTGGATATTCTTCATCGGCTTTATGGGAGTACATCACTGCACTACGGTAATATTGCTTCGCTTCTAACTTGCTGGCGATGTCCGTTTTATCCGAAGACTGCAAGAGTTTTTCATCATTGCTTGCGGTTGCGAATAATTTGCCGTTCGCTTCTGCCCAAGCGGCGGCTAATAGCACATCATCCACTTCACGGGAAACAAAGCCTAAGCCGTACCAATCATTATTTTCTTTTGCCACGGCTGCCAATGCGTCAGTAACGCTTTCGCTCGCATCTTTACGCCCGATAAACACTTGTGCAACGTGCGTAGGTTGAGAAAATGCCGTTGCCACCGCTTTATACAGCGGATCGGTAGATCGCAAGCCGAGATCTAATAATTCATTCGGATCGGTAACCACTAACAGACGAGCGGAATTTTTTAAAGTATGTTCACCTAAAATCAACAAATCACTAAACGACTTGCCAGCGATTGCTGTTGTGTTGAGATCAATTGTAACATTGACCAAACGATCAATTTTTGCCATTATTTTTTACTCCTATTTGAGTGATGTCGGAAAGCCCGCCAACTTGGCTCGTGACCTCCACCTGTTCAATAATTGAAAGCATATCTTCAACCGCAACGGCATAGCGGATTTCAATTTCCACCATCGCACGATCTTGATATTCCTGTTGTTCATTGAGATAAGCTAAGTGCGTAATTCGCCCAATTCGCACCAGTGCAACACCTTGCTCATTCCATCTATTCCGTTGTGTTACGGTACTTAACTTCATACAAAGGCCACGCAACGCATTTAAGCTGTTTTCTCCGAAATAGTTAATCTCAAGGATGGCATCAACATGGGTTTTCACTTGTTGATTACCTTGATCATCAAGCTTGGAATAATGGGAATGTGTAGGCGTTTGTTCAAAACGTAATTCATAAGTGAAAAAAGGCTTTTCAGGCTCTCGTCCATTTTCATAAGCACGAATAAAAGGACGTGCGGAAAGCGTAGAAAGCAAATCATAAAGTGTGTCTTGCATTTTATTTCACCCGTTGCGCTACATAGCGGTGATGTTCGATCACGCCTGAATGGTAAGTAGAACGCGCCACCACTTCATAACGTTCCCCCTCAAACAACACGATCGCGCCGTTAGTTTGGTTTTCACCTGCCACATCAAGGCGAAAATTCGTGTAAATTTTCACCGCACTTGCAATATGTCGCCCTTGCATCATTGATGACAATCTATCCATCTCTCGCGTGTTTAAGGGCTGAATTGATGCCGTAAATTCTTGCTCTACTTCTTCGCCATTTACCCATTTACCTTTGATATATTGCCCCTCTGTTCGCACCAATAACTTGTAAGTCTTGCGAAAAGAGGACTGAAAAGGAAAAGACTGCATCACACCTCCACTTGATAGCGAATAGCTTTGGATAGCAACTTATAATGAATTAGCGGCTTTGAGCTTTTCTTGCGTTTTACCGTGGCTTTTGCATTTGGTTGCCAAGGGTAATCTCGCAAAGTATTTTCTTGCTTATTCTGATACCATTGACCAAGCCTTGCCATTTCTAATCTCAGGTCACTGCCTTTTGCCACATTAGAAAAAACACGGCCTAAATATTGAGCAACTGCTTTTTGGTTATCCGTAAAACTTTGACGAATAAAGGGACGAGAGGGAATTTTATCTGTACCAAACTCATTCCAAATAGCAATATCAACCAAATTAGCTCCGCTTTTTTCGTGCTGTCCTGCGTCAGACTGAATACCAATTTTTACACTGGCATTGGCCATCTTTTGCATTAACGCAAGCTCTTTTTCTAAGCCCTTGTTATTAATTTTGACTTCAACATCGCTCATTATTGCCCACCGTGATTGCCCCTAAGCGTAAGCAAAGATCGTTGAGTGCGTCGAAATTGGCTAAAAAGCGTTGGGCATTGCTGCCGCTCTCGCCATTAGCAAAATATTCACGCTCTAAATCCCCCTCTCGCTCACGCTTTAACCCTAACGGGTTCGCCCTCGCCTCGACAGATTGAGCCAGCAAATAGGCGGCGTACCACGCTACCGCCTCATCTTGCTTTTCTTCCGTCAAGCATTGTGGGCGATAATTTTCTGCAAGCTCAAGTGCGGTGTTAATTTCTTCCGTTTCCATTTTTTGAGATACGGGATAGAAAAAATGCAGTAATGCGGTAACGCCCATTGATGACTCCTATTTTTTGCCTTTGTTTGATTTCTCGGACTTAGTCTCTAGCACTTCTGAGTTGCTTTCAGGTACTTCCGAGTTTGCATCAGTGTTGATTTGTATCAACGTCCCACGTTCAAGCAAAGAGGCTAACCCTACCGCATTCTCAGCCACTTCAATTTCCTGATTTGGGGCGATAAACACCCCATCAAGGCGAATTAAACGAGGCTCAATATTACGCACTAACATTAGGCAGTTACCTCCGCTTTGGTTGCTGATAATGGATAACGCAAGAACACACCGCCAATACGGGCAATACAATTCACCACAAGCTCAAGATTGCGTTCTTGTGCTGGTAACTGCGTGAAATCTTGCGGGGTTTCAAGGCTCAAGTTATCCGCATTTTTCTCATAACAGATGACAAGGTTTTTATTGCCTGAACCCGCTTTTTCTAGCTCCCATAAGCCCTGAATCACAAGATTTGGGTGTTTACGCTTGAAGAAAGTTAGAACATCAACCTTGTCAGCGGTGTCCATATATTTGCTGGATAAGGTTTGGTAATCACTCAATGCTAACAATAAATGGGTAGGCTGATGCGTGCCTTTTGATTGCAAAATCACCGTGTCGTGCAGATTATCTAAATCCGCTAAAACTGCGTCCGCTTTCGCCGCTTTCCAACCGCCCGCGATTGTGGTTTCGCCCAAATTCGGGTGATTAATAAAGCCGTTTAAGCCAAATTCTTTATCGCCTAACAAGGCAATTTCATTCATTTTGATTTCAACCGCACGGCGTGCTGCTCTGGCTTTTGAGGCAGGTAAATCGGTTTGGTTAGCCGCCGCCGCTTTAAGCTCTTGAAGATTGTAACCATAAGACGCACCGATATTTTTCACCTTAATGGCACGTTCCTTCATTGCCACATCTGCACGTGGTAAGTCATCAGCATAGTTGGCAATCACTTTCGCCATTCCCACCGTATCAAAGGTACGTTCAACAATGGTTTCTGCCCATTCAGGGGCTTCTGAGGACATCGGCACAAGGCTAAGCCCGTTCATCGCAGGGAGTTTTTCTTCATAAGTGCGGTTGCGAACCACTTCCAATTGGCGGGCAGTAAATAACCCCGCATCTTGGTTAAAAACGCCAGCAGCATTTAAGCATTTATTGATTTCATTGAGTTCAAAGGCATCTTGATGAAAATCTGACATAATTTTTCCTTATAAAAAAGCCCCTCAATATTGAGGAGGCGGATTGAACAGTTAAAAGGGAACCGACTTGCGATTACGCTAATTCCACTAAGGCGAGCTTGCCGTATTGACCGCAATCGACGACATCGGTTTTAAAGACGGCATTGGGCAACGCAGTCGTACTATTTGACCCTACTTCGCCCGTTGCAGGGTTAAACTTCACCGCACTGCCTGCCGTTACTATTTTGCCGTTTTCAACCACACACCAAACCACGCCTTTGCGTAGCACGGAAACCGCATCAAATTGAGCATAGCCACCCACTACGGCGTGAGAATGTAATGCGATGCCAACGGGCGTTGTGCCACCTAATTTCACCTGTGTGGTTTTTGTCCCTTGGGTTAAAACAGTGCCAAAATTGACCGCACTTTCTGCGGCGAAAGTTTCCACTAAATCATAGCGGCTATCGCCTTTCATTCCTGCGAACGCAGGGCGTTGAAATGATTCGTACATTGCTGTTCTCCTTATTGATTGCGACTGGCAAGCATTGCCGCACGTCCTGTTAATTTTTCACCTTTTTGCCCGTCTTGGGTAAAGGTGTGTGTTACTTGGCTACGTTGCGAACCTAACGCGTCTTGGCGAGATTTTGCTTCAGCCATTGCCATATCAAAAGCCGCTTCAATATAGGCATCAGATTTTTGCGATAAATCCGCACCATCTTGACGAATAGCCCCGATCACCGCTTCACGCAATTGGCGATCTGTGCTATCTGCTTTTACTTCAACTTGATGCGCTTTCGCCACATTCTCTAACTCAACGCGAGCTTTTGCGATATTAACCGCATCTTGCTTGAGCTTTTCCATATCTGCCTCAAGGGTTTTCACTTTGGCATCTAACGCATCTGCCCGAGCGGTTTCTTTGTCCTTTTCAGCAACAGCAGTTGCAACATCTTGTTTCAATTTATTTAATTCAACAATCACTTCTGGGGCGGCTTGATAAGTAATGCCACTATCTAAGCGAATGTCTGCGAGTTTTGTTTCACTCATTTGAGGTTCTCCATCTTCACGAAATTCTACGGCATCCGCCGCGTCCATATTAAGCTGTGTATTACCTGCACGCCCTGCTTTAACGATAGCTAAATGATTGGGCTTGATATTACGTTGAATTGCGTCATAAGGCTCACCATCTTCCGTAATGCCGCTTTTCATCTCAAGCTCAACAGCATAGCCAACCGATAATTCTTTTTTGCCTAATTCCACCGCCTGCGTATTGTGGATCACAATATCCGCGGTTAAGTTATTGCCATCTTGTTTGCCCTCTGAAAGCACCGAACCAACCACTAGATGGGCGTTATCTTTGTTGATTACACCGTGATGTTCATTAGTGATTGGAATGCCTTTATAAGCTCGCAAGCTATCAGCATTAAACACTTCATCAGGTGGCCGATATTCCCGCCGTTTTGTGCCGTCAGGCAACTGATAAATAAAAACCCCAGTCCTTGTTAGAACTGGGGTATCAAAAATAAACCCGTTATCATCTCGCCTTGCTTGTATCGCTCGGCGATCGTATCGCATTACCATTTCTATATTTATCCTAAATTTATATTCTAATTAATAGACCCCCCCCTGAAATTTTGTATATTTCAGGGGGGGGCTGTGAACATTAAATCAACTAATCGCCATCATTCGATGGTAAGCATCTTTTTTACTTTCTCGCAAGGATTGTATTTCGGACTTCGTCAGGTGTTTTACGTGAATTGAGTATGAATCTTGCTTCTCTATAATCTCTTTCGTTGCTAAAAGAATTTTCTTTTGTTCGGTTTCAGTAATATCATCATCAATTTCTTCAAAAAGTGCTTGCAATTCATCTAATAGGTTCATTTCATCACTATCAAGCTCACTTTCTTCTAACTCATTTATCCAATAAATGAATAACGAAGTCAAAATATAAAATGTGTGCTGATCGGCATCGGCAAACATTTCTTTTTCAAAAAAAGCCTTATGTTTCAGAATATGTTTAGGGAGTAACGCAAATAATGCCTTGCGATCATCATCGGTTTTGGTGTGAACAAACTGCACTAATACTTTAAGAAAGTGTTTCATAATGATTTCCAATTAGGGCTTGGCGTGGCTTTTTTCTCAAACGTGATAATTTTACCATCTGCCTTAGATTGAATAACAGCGATTTTACGCTTAGCATCGAAAATAACTAATCTATCTTTACGCTCATCAATATAATTAGGCTTAGTCGAAAGAATAAAAGCAATGGCTTCGTCAATACTTAGTCCTAATTGATTTAACCTTTCTCCCAATCTAGCGATAGCGTGAATATCAAGAATAATTCCATTATCAGCAAACCTATTATATAGTTTTTTTGCTTTTTCTTTAAACTCAAAAGACCAGCTTTTTTGATTAATTTCTCTAATCTCTTTGGGTTCATTAATCTGTTTTTGCCACATCATATATGATAATGATAGCTCAGCCCCAACTACACCTTCCAACTCCTCAAACTTAGGCAATACCGCCTCCGCACTACAACGGCATAAAATTGGCTGCCCAGGGTGTCCGTCATCAGGGGGATTGTCCCAGCGAAATTCCTTTCCCTCTCGTTCAACGTGTGATAAACGTTCCCGTTCATCTAAACTGCCACGCCAGATATAGGATTTTACGCCGATATTTTCTTGACGTAATTGGGTGAGTCGTCCGTTAAGCTTGCCGATTTGATCGCGTGCAATTAACGTTGCACGGCGTTTAGGAATATCAAGGAGCTTTTCTAAATCCGCCGCAAGGCTTTTATAGCTTTCGCCTTTGCGTAGTGCTTCAACCATTCGATAACGTAGTTTTTCGTGTAACTGCTGCGGTACCGTTTTAATTAAACTAATATTCTGCCATTCAGCGAGCTTTAACGCCTCATCAAGCCAAGGCTCTGATACAAAAATATCCACTTTGTACGCAGATTTTAGCACTTTGTGAAATTGTTTCTTGTTAAACTCTGCCGTTTGCGACAGGAATTGTCGCACAGCAGGGCGAATGTCATTATCACGGGTGTAAAAGGTGGTTGCCTGTAACAATTCGGTTAGCCATTGCTCTAAAATCTCAATGCTGTCATCTTGGCGTAGCATTCTCTTTAAGTGCGGTGCAATTTCAGGCAGTTTTTTTCTTGCTGTATCACTAATTTGCTTGGCGATAGCTTGCAAATACTTCACATACTCCCGCTCAATCGCCTCAGGAAACAGCCACCGTTTTTGCTTTTTGGGCTTTTTGATAGTCGTTAATGTCATCTTCGCTTACCTCTGGCAAAGCCGCCGCTGTAATCCCCAATTCTTCTGCAATTTGCTGCCGTAATTCTTGCGTTGATAATGCCCCGCTATCTACTAAGTCAATCAGCCGTCCGATTTCTGCTTTGGCGGCTTCGGCATTCAATTTACGGGCTTCCGCTTGCTCTTTATCTGTTGGCGTATTGAGTGATGGAAAGTGAATTTGCCAGTTTTCAAATGGCTTAATATGTTTTTGCAACATCATCAATTCAATCAACCGCTCTAGTACAGGTTTGATTTTGTGCTGCTGGATACCCTCAATCAGGTCATAATAGCTCTCAAAATCACTTTTTCCTGTGGCGTTCATTCCTTTTGCTGATTGCCCGAATAAAATTGCCACGGGAATATTCACATCTGCCGAGATGGCGATTTTGAACTCATCAAGCACATCAACGATGCCATTTAAATCAGCGTTTAAAATGGTGTAATCATCTTCAAAATCTACCGCCACCCCGTTTAGTAGATTGCGCCCCCGTTCAACAAGGTTAATCCGCTCTCTAATCTGATCTTCTAAACCGTTACCGATGGCAAGGGCAAGCCCTTTCATTTTATGCACGGCTTGCTGTTTACGCTCCAGAATTAATGATGACCAAGTGAGCGATGTTTGATAATCACGGATTTTTTGATACGCTGTCTTCACGACACTACGCCCAACCCAATGCAACCCTTTTTTTAATCGCTCAGGCATTGGATCTCCACCCATAAATAACAAGCGGCTTTCGTGAATTTCCACTTGGCTTTCAAGAGAGCCATTCACCGCCCCAATATTGAGGCGGTAGGTTTCAAACCGCCCATAATTGGTTTGGCGTGGATCTAAATAGCGTCTTGTTGTCGGTGAAATTTGACTTAAATCAAACACCCTCACCTCATCAATGCGAGTAAGTTTATTGATGTTCAACGGCTCGCTAAGCTTCGCCCCATCATCGGTTAAAAGCAACATCACCGAGCCACCGAATAGCCGCGACCAACGCACCATATCCGCCAAGGCTGGCAAAATTTTCAGGCGATCAAGGTCATTGAAAATCACGTTATCCTCATCACCTTCAATCTCAACAGAACGAGAAATCGCCGCATCGGCTGGCATATCTACCACCCGAGCCGCCAACCCACCTAGTTCATACAGGGTTAAATCCAAAAGTGCGGTGCTTTTTTGTGGTGTTTTTTGAAAGTGGTTTAGCCCTAAGGCATCGGCATAGCCGTCTTGGTTAAATGGCATAATTAACTACCTAATCCAATAAATCGTGATAACACATCGTCTTTCGGGGCAAAGCACATCACCAAGGCATCTGCTTTATTTGGTGAGGGGATGCCCCGTTTTTTCATTTCTTTTTTGCTCTCGACTTTCACGCGCCCGTTATTGTCATAATCCACATAAGGGCGGGATAACTCCGCTTTTAAATAATCCAGATCGTGAATTTGCGATGAAAGGCTGATTAGCTCATCAACGGGATAGCTTTCCTGATACTTGATGGCTCGATAGGTTTTGTAAAAGCGATCTCGCAGCCGCCACCACGCTTGAGCCTTGATATTGGCGAACATATCTCGATTGGTTTTACCGAAAACATATTCTTCTTCAGGTTCAAACACCGCCCCGCCTGCATTAAACCCATTAATCACGAGCCTTTTATCTTTAATGCGGTTGTAATGGGCTTTCACTCCTGCCCCAACGCCAATGCTATCAAATACAATTTCATCAGCGTTAAACTCAATGGCGTTGAGCCTTGTGCGATCCGCACTGGCAATCACATCATCGCCTTTCCATTCATCAACCCGTAGCACCACTGAACCGTGCGAAAACGCATTGGCATTTGCATCAGCCCCTTCATCAGCCACATCAAAGCCGACAATTTTTCTGCCTTCAGGTTTAAACCCGAGTTGAATATGTGCATCAACGGCGGCATCAATCCATACGGGCTTAATGATCACTTTATCGCTATCTGCAACGGGTTCCCCCTCCCAAATATGCCGATAAAGCTCATAATCTTTCGCCTTGCAATCTTCCATTTCTAATCGCAAGGTTTCGGGGAAAAAGGGATTATCTGTGAAATTAACTTTAATCAGGACAATATCGCTTGGCGGCGAAACAACAAAGCGTTGATAAGTATCATCAAGAATATTTTTCGGGTTAAAGGAAACCCAAATTTCAGAATATTCTTTCCGAATAGTTGGGATTAAAATTTCCCAACTCTCTTTTGACACATTTTCGGCTTCTTCCACCCAGCAAATATCGATCCCCTCAAGGGATTTAATTTTAGTTGGGTTATTTTTGATGCCGTAAAACAGGAAAATCGCCCCCGTTTTAAGGTTGTAGATTTTGTTTTTCTGCACATCAAATTCAGATTGATAGCCATAGCGTTCGATTGTGTCGGCAAGTAACTGAATCACCGAATCACTAATCGAGTTCTGTAATTCCCTTGCACACAAAAAACGGCTTGATGATCGGCGGGCAATTTCAATTAACAGCCTCGCTATCGTCCAAGACTTACCACTACCACGCCCACCATAAGCCACTTTGTAGCGATGAGGCTCAATAAAAGGCAAAAATTTACTAATCAGCTTCTGCGTCATCTGAAAATAAATCCCTTAATGAGCCTAATGCCATAGAGCCATCGCTTGAGGTTAAATCTACTTTTTGGCTGAACATTCCTAAATGCTTGCCAAGTAATTCAAACGCCTTATTAGCCCCAGTTGGTTCAAACACAAAACATCGGTCATCTACCGCTTGCGTTGTTCCCTCTTGGGCGTTTTTAATTACAGTAGTAATGGTTAA